TGAGTTAGTTGGATATTTTATTGCAAGTTCTGGCGAGGCTTCCAATAAATTTACAGCCAATATGGATGATTTATTTTGCTTAGACTATTTATTAGGCTGTTCTATCGGTAGGCTTATTTATCTTAAATATGATTATGAAGACATAGACAATGATTTATACGGGGCGGCTGGAGAACGGGTGGATTACGAACAAAAACTACCCACAATAACAGAGGTAGAAAATAAAGTGTCTTTGGTAGAAAACTGGGAATACAAAACAATAGAATACAAACAATTTATTGAAGATGAAGTTTATAGACATCAAACACTAACTGACATTGGTCTTAGTAATAACTTAAGCCAATTAGAAGTCGATAGTATAGTTGCTGAGTACAATGATGAGTTCATAGCTGATTTTGTCCAGTCTATGTTTATAGATTCAGACCTCCCAGAGGTTCTAGAAAAGAAATGCGATGGCAGTGGATATAAAACATACGAAGACATGAGGGTTCCTTGCGATGGCTGCCCAAACTGCCAAAATTAATCTAGAGAGGTTAGAGGTACACGCTACGAATTCATGCAACTTGTCATGTCAAGGATGTAGCCATTACACAAACGTCTTAAAAGGCGGAGCCATAACTCCTGAAAAATTAAAGCAAGATTTAACTCCTTGGTCTAAATACTTAGACATTACAAATTTTGCTATCTTAGGAGGAGAACCTCTCCTCAATAAAAAACTGCCAGAGTTGCTAGACATATCTAGAAAGATACTGCCTCAGTCCAACCTTTCTATTACTACAAACGCTTTGCTTATAAACAATGTAGAACAAGAAAAGCTCTTGAATAGTTTATTAAAGAATAAAGTTCTTGTAAGAGTTTCTATACACTCAGTAAAAAAAGAATACATTTCAAAAATAGATCCTTGCATAAAAACTCTAAAAAAATGGCAAGCTCTCGGTCTTAACTTGAGAATAGAAGACTATGTTAGCGATTGGTCTAGCAGATACATTGAAGGAGATTTGATAGAACCTTACGAAGATAACAACCCACAAGAAAGCTGGAACATATGCAGATCAAAGTTTTGCACGATACTTCTCGATGGGTATATACACAAGTGTGCAGCTATTGCTTTCCTACCCTTGATGAAAAAGGAAGGTAAAACATCACCAAAATTTGACGAATACCTAAAATACAAGCCTATTCATTATTCTGACAGTTTAGAAAATATGGCTAATTTTTTTCAAACAAACTCAAAGCCAGAATCAATTTGTAATATGTGTCCAAGCAAAATCATAAAAGTCAGGAATAAGTCAATTGGATAAAGTAGAAATTTCTAAGTTACTTAACGGGTTTTATGGCTATCCTAAAACATTTGTATGCACTTCGTTGCTCGCTTACAAAGAAGCACCATTAGAAGATAAATACTACTTTATAAAAACACCCGAAGGCTCAAGGTCTAATACTATTTCCTTTTGCAAAGGGGAACAATTGCTTATAGACAGAGGAAGTCTTAGAAATTTTCCAGTAATAATACAAGAAGAAATTTCTCCTAAATTGGACGATGGGTATAAAGTTGATTACAGAGTTTGGTGTTTAGTAGTCAATAAAAAACCATATCTATATAAAAAATGCATGGTCAAAAAATGCGATTCTAAGTTTTCTAGGCAAGACCCAGAAGGATTATTTACCAATGGTCTTAAAAATGGCAGAACCACCACTTTAATTAATACACCAAAAGATTTTGACCCTTTAGTATTTGATTCTTTTAACTTGATAAAACATAAAGTCCCAAACCAATCAGTTCTTGGTTATGATATTATTTTTGACAAAGATGGTAAATGCTGGATATTAGAGATAGAAGTTAGAGGATTCGGTTCGTTTAATAGCATAGCTCTTAACAATAGGTTTGACGAAAATTTTGATAAAAAAATAAACAGAGAATTACTAATGTTGTCGAAAGGACTATCATCTGATGAATTTCGTGATATTAGCTAGACTCAAAACAGGCACAACATTTCTAGGAAGAGTATTGGATTGTGTTACAAAAGGTCAGTTCAAAAAAATAGACATGGACTACAAGGACTTTAAGAGGATATATATTAACAAGAAACATATTATATACCTCTTTGCGCATCCAGCTATACCAGCGAATAAGCTTGGTAAGTTCGACAAGAAAATAGTATTTACCAGAGATGTAAGAGATATGCTTGTAAGCTATTACTTTCATCTGAAATACAGAAGAGACATATCCAAAAGAACCCTACAGAAGATACCAGAAGGTATGACAATTGATGAGTTCTGCTTAAGGTATTTAAATGAAGTCATTGATGATTTTCATATTAAGCACGACTCTTGTTACGACCTCTTGATAAGATACGAGGATTTGTATAGCGGTGACATTCAAAAACTTATTGATTACCTGCCAATAGACTGTGATCGGGATAAAGTCAGTGATTGCATCCTACTAAATAATTTTGATAATATGAGAAATATAGAACTTGAGGGAAACGACAAGGGCGAGTTAAGAAAAGCCAACTCAAATCATAAGGAGTCTTTTAAAGTTCGGAGAGGAAAAATTGGCGGATTTGTAGATTACTTAAGTCAAGATACAGTAGAGAAAATGAACAAAATAATAAAGGATAGGCAAAAAGAAACAAGCGTGCCTATAACATATAAATGATAACACTAGGAGGAACAGTAAAAAACGAAGCTAAGTACATAAAAGAGTGGCTTACACATTATCACCTTTTAGGAGTTGACAGGTTTATCATTAATTTAGACAGATGTACTGATGATACTCATAAAAAGATATTAGACCTACCGTTTAATGTAAAGATGATAACGCATAAAGATAAAGATTGTTCAGGGCAGTGTTTTCAAAATTCGATATACTATAAAATCTCTAGAATATGTACTACAGAATGGCTAATCCTTCTAGATGTCGATGAGTTTCTATTATTGCCAAATCATACACTAAAAGAATTTTTGTCTTTGAAAAGGTTTTCTGATGTTGGAGCAATTTCTATTTGTCAGAACATATTTGGAAGCTCTGGTCATACTACATCCCCTAACGGTTTAGTAGTAGATAGCTACACGCTAAGAAACCCAGATGATATAAAAATTGATAATATTTATCCTCTACATCAACATCCTTCAGACTTACTTAAAATGACAAAGCCTATATTTAGGAATGAATGCTTGCAGTCAATAAAAAATGCTCACGATTTCAAATTTAGCAAGCCTACCGTGTATGAAGACGGCAAAATTTTTGCTAGGTATAAATGCAGAAGAACTACAAAAGATATTGTAATAAACCATTACTTCACCAAGAGTTTGGAAGATTGGGAAGAAAAGACAGGCAGACCAAGAATAAGTGGATCTCCCAAATATAAAAAACAATGGTTTGATTATTTTAATTCATTTAACTATTTCGACAGTAGACTAAAACATGAATGATATACGAATAGCCGTTTCTCTGTCTGGAATGCCAAGAAACTTTGAGCAATGTTATCAAAATACTCTTGAGTTTTTTAATATAGATAATGCTCAGGTTGATTTTTTTATACACTGTTGGTCTAACCATTGGTATCCAAAAAGAACAGAGTCTAAACACAACAATTCAAAAACTGGTAAGTTATTAAAAGAAGAGACATTAAAAAAATCTCTAATAAAAATATACAAACCTAAACACATCACAGTAGAAAACCAGCTACTAAATATAGACCTTATCAATACCACTAAGTTTATTAGGGATAATTTGCTTAGAAAAACTTCTAAGTCTAGGTTAACAAAATGGATGATTAAAATTTTAGAGTCTAATGATACTGATAAATTTCTTTCATCACCATTTCACTTAGCTCAAGTTTATTCAATTTCTAGAACAGCAAATATTATATCTAAATACGAACAAGACTATGACTTAGTAGTAAGGTACAGATTTGACAACTATATTGAATTAAGAGACAAACCATGGCGAACTAAAATGTTTCACGACATGGTGAATTTAATTAAGCATGCTGAACATAGGAGCTTAAGGGCCAAAAAATTTCACAGGGATTATTTATTTGTTTCATGGCTTACGGCTATGGGTGAATGTGGCTTTGCGAGAAATACAACTTGGATTGGAGATAAGATATTTGCTTGCAGTAAAAATAAATTTGCAGATTTTTCTAAGTATTTTCAATCTCAAATTAACAGAATAATAACGTATGACCGAGTTAGATGCAAAAATGAAGATGCTACTTTTTTTATGCCAGAACAAACTTTGTATAGCATGTGTTTGAACAATTCATTTTTTGCTCATAGTAAAGGCTATTTAAACAAACTTAGTTTATTGTCCTATAGAGATTACCATTTGGAATTAGAGCAAACTTTTGAAGCTTTACAGCAAGAGTATATAAAAAGAGAAAAAATGAACCATGATTCGGCAGAGGGTATTGTGTTAGGTTTATGAGTAAAAAAATATATATAGGCGGAACTTTTGATCTATTTCATTATGGACATGTCAATGTATTTAAGAGTTTGAAATATTATCTTAAAGGAGAAACTTCACAAGTAATAGTCGCAGTAAATAGCGACGAATTTGCTGAATCATACAAAAGAAAACCAGTGATGAATCAATACGAAAGACTGGCTGTAGTAAATTCATGCAAGTATGTAGACTATGGATTTATTATGGATATTTATGAAAATCAACCATTCTTCATTGAGGAAAACAATCCAGATTACATTGTTATGGGAACTGACTGGCAAGAAAGAGACTATCTTAGCCAATTGTGTATCGACCAAAAATTTTTAGAGAGAATATCAGCTGAAATATTATTTGTTCCTTATACAGAAGATATTTCTACCACAAAGATAATTAAAAGGATAAAAGCTAGCTAGTATTTAGTGTATATATATTATATGGAAGGGTTGTCGGATTAATTAAACGTTGTAAATAAGGTGGTGTTATGCTTGGTTTTGGTGCCATAAGTGAGTTACCTCTCTCAACAATACCAGAGGTAAGTGCAGACACACATCTTGGATCTTCCGCCCTAAGCGCAACTGGTTCTGTCTCTGGCTCTGCCGTAGTGCAGATATCTGGCAAATCTACACTTTCCGCTTCTGCTTCCACCACAGAAGTTGGACATCTTCAAATAGCAGCCGCTAGTTTAGTGACTAGCACAGGTTCTGCTCCTTCTACTGGTTTTGTTGAGATAGGAGGAGTTTCTTCTACAAGTAGTTCTGCCTCTGTTTCTTCAGACGCTTTTTTAGAAGGTTCTTGCGTATCTTCTCTATCTGGCAACTGTTCTGTCTCCTCTTCAGCTATAGTAACTAAGGCTGGAGTCTCTTCCTTGAGTAGCTCTGCTGCCTTGACCGCAGGAGCATTCATCAGTAAGTTAGGAAGCTCTACTCTTGCTAATACCGCATCTGTAAGTGCCAGCTCCGTTGCTGAAGTTGCTGCATTTAGTAGTTTATCTGCTTCTGGTAGCTTATCAGTAGCTCCATCATTAACACTCAAGGCTGTTTCTTTGCATTCTGGTCCGTCAGTAGTTTCTGCTGTTGGCCATATTGAGATAGGTGGTGTTTCCTCTATATCTTCTTCTGGTTCTACTCTTAACGTTGGCATAAACGTAATAGGAGGTAAAAGTTCTATTACCTCTTCTTCTACTACTAGTGGAACAGTAGTAGGAACATTTTCGCAATCTTCTACTCTTGCGTCGAGTGCTAGCAACCAAAGTAAAGGTTCATTACAGATACACTTTAGTTCCAGCCTATCTTCCTCAGCTACTTCTTCTCAGGTTGGAGAAGTAACTAAATTAGGACAGGCTCAAATTAGCACTGTTGGTGCTTTTACTCAAGCTTTCACTAAAGGTTTGACATCTGGCTCAAGCTTGGTAGGAAAACCATTTATAGCACAGAACCATTTAGAAGCCAAAGCAACAATAAATGCACACGCAGAAAATAACACTTTCAATCAAGCATCTCTGCACGCAAAAGCTACTTTTATAACCGAAGTATGCAGATTCCAAAGTACGGCATCTTTGACTGGAAATAGTGTATTATTACATGGGGGAGCTGCTAGTTTATTACCAAATGCGACAATTACACCTGTAATGTCGTCCGAGACTGAAAACCCAGATATTTTTAATATCATAGGTTATATAGATAAAACTAGAAGCTTTACACTCTATATAGACAGGCAAGTTCCTATAACCTCTTACATTGATAAAGAGTTAGCAATGTCTCTTTATATAGACAAAAGCAAGAATACAACCTCCTACATAGACAAGATAGTAGAAAAAACACTTGTTAGAGAAAGATAAAAATGGCAGCTAATGAAATTCACGTAAATGACGTTGGAACTCAGTTTCTAGTTACTGTCACAGACGGTTCTAGTGCTGTTGATATATCTAGCGCAACAACAAAAGAATTAATAATAAAAAAACCTTCTGGAACTAAATTAACCAAAGCTACAGCTTTTAGTACTGATGGAACAGACGGAAAAATGAAATACAACATAAGCTCAGACGATTTAGACGAAGCAGGTAGTTATAAACTCCAAGGTAAGGTAGTGATATCAGATGGAACTTTTTATACGGATATACACACATTTAAAGTTCATAGAAACCTATAGGAGACGAACATGGCTTGGCAAAATGAAATGGCGTTAATCGTTCGTCATCTAGTTAATGATTTAGATTCCAGCAGTTATACTTTTACAGATTCCAGAATAGAAGAATCTGTTTTAGTTTCTGCACAGTTGGCAGCATTAGAAGTAGACTTTGAAAATACTTATGCTATTGAAGTAGATTCACTTAGTCTTTCTCCAGACCCAACAGATTCAACTAATAAAGATGACTCTTTCATTAATATAGTTTGTTTGAAGACAGCTCAGATGTTATTAGGAAGTGAATTAAAAACACACTCTCTCAATGCTATTTCTTTAAGAGATGGGCCTTCAGCTCTTGATCTCAGAGGCATAGTCACTGGTCTGAAAATACTATTTGATGACACTAATAAAAAATACGAAGAAGCAAAAATGCAGTATAAGCTCAATGGAGTTGTTGGTCAGGCTATTCTTGGTCCTTATTCTCCGGGTAGTGACGCTGTTGCAAGAACTCACTTATCACAAAGATCAGGATGGTTTGAATAATGGCAGAATATAAAAAGTCAGATCTAAGAACTAAGATAGAAACAGATCTAGCTGACAATGACAGAGGTTCGATAACAGCAAAAACTATCAGAAACTCAATGCTTCACATCGTGGATTCTATTGAGCCTATTGTTGCTAGTGGAACCGATGCTTATTTTAGATATGCTTTAGATATAAAAGACAGTGGTGTTACCCTTGCAAACACCTCGTTAAATAAAATCAATTCTCATTGGGATGATGAAGTAGTATCTAGTATAGAGTTTGTTTCTGGTAACGACACGACTTATAAAGAAGATGGTGGAATTGACTTTTATACTTCTAGCTCTGGTATTTCTCTTGCTGGTGTTGGAAGACAAAAAAGACTATCTATTAAGCCTGAAGGACAATTACACGTTTATGCTAGCGGTGTTAATCCTCCATTAAGAATAGATAGAGCGCATCCTTCTTCTGGCGTAGCGATATTTACGCATAATACGCCAAATAATCTGGCTTCTACTAGTGGAATAAGTATTGGTATTGGCCACTTTGACACTCGAACAAGGTATTTCCAAAAAAGAATAGTTGTTGATAAAGATGGAAATACTGGACTTGGAATTGATGCACCTTTAGAGCCTATGCACATTAGGGCATCTGGCCACGCTCTCCGTCTGGACTTAGAACACGCTTCTAGCAACAGTGCGGATATTATTGTTTCTAAATATAAAGGTGCTGAGGCTAAAACGCAGGATAATCTATTGTCTAGTTTTGGTTTAGGTATTGATACAAACGCTAGTGGTGTTGGTAGATTTTTTGTTGGTTTTGATAGTAATCGAGATGGTGTAGTAAACTTCTCTGAAAATGTGTTTGTTGTAGCTAGTGGTGGAAACGCTTCTTTTGGTTCTTCTTATCCAAAAGAAAATCTTGTTGTTGGCGATGACATCGGAAAGCAAACATCTTCTGATGATGATACAGCTTTAGTTGTTGGTTCTCTTGGTGGCGACTCGAAGCTATTCATAGGTTCTGGTAACTCTACCGCAAACTTGTCTCCTTATGGAGTAGCCGCTTGGGACAAGACTAATAAACAGCTTTCTTTTGAAACTAGATCTTCTCAGATAACTAGACAAAAACAGTTAGTTCTTGATTCTACTAATGGTTACGTTGGCTTTGCTGCTTCTGGAACAGCTCCAGACATCTGGAGACCATTGTTCAATGCTCATGTCTACGCAAGTGGCACTGCTAAAATTGGTATTGAAAACCCAATGACTAGTGAATCTGCTATTTATGTTGGTAGAGATACTGCTGGTAGTGGAGACTTTGCTATTGGAAATTGGTCTGCTTTTGGTTACAAGTCTGCTAGTAACATTCTTAAGATTAACAATGCTGGTAATTTGACTTCTAATCATTTGACAGTCGATACAAATGGTGTTGTCGGTATCAATACAGATAGTCCTTATAGTGGCTTCTCAAACGGCAACAATAAACTTCACGTTTATGGCAATGATTCTTCTTTGTTGGTTGGAGATCTTGCAACTTATTCAGCAATAAGATTACTTGGTTCTGTCAACGACAATACTAGTTATGTCCAAGCTGGAACTAGTGCTGCTGACACAGATGCAAAAATTGCAATATCCAGAATGGATACCGCGTCTACTAATGTTTCTGAATTTAAAGTCTATTCAGACAAGACGACTTATTACGGAAACATTGCCCTTAATGATAAATGGGTGAGTAATGATGGTGGTGATGAAGGGATTAGAGTCACTGACGATGGAAAAGTAGGAATCAATGTAGCAGTTCCAACACATGAATTGCAGCTTAGTAGCAACTCTGCTGGAAAACCAAGTAGTAGTTTGTGGTCTGTTGTTTCTGATGAAAGAGTCAAGAAAGATATTACTACTATTTCTGGAGCTTTGGATAAGATTGACTCTTTAAGACCAGTTAAATTTAAATATACTCAAGACTATGCAGATTGTCACCACTCTGGAAACATTGATAGCGAAACTGAATACTATAATTTTCTTGCTCAAGAAGTAGGAGATGTATTCCCCAATGCTGTAAGAGATACTGGTGTTGATGTTTGCGATATGATGACGGAAGAGATCTTAGTAGAAGATCTTAAAACTTTAGACTCACATATAATTAACGTTTACTTAGTTGCAGCAGTTCAGGAACTTAAAGCTGAGCTTGATGCGGCAAAAGCAAGAATAACAGAATTAGAATCCTAATAAGGAGATAAGATATGGCTGACGTAGCTACAAATATAAGAGGCACAACAGACGCGCATGAAAGAAACAACAGTGTTGTTGTTGGCGCGCCTAAAGCTGCTGGAACTGATGCTCTTGGTAATAACTATACAATTAGAGCTGGCGGAAATCGTGCCACAGCAACTATTACATTTACGGGAGCTGCCACAGCAGATGAGACTATTGTCATCATCGACGCTGAAGGCACTTCTAAAACTTACACTGCTAAAAATTCAACAACGGCAGCAAGTCTTCAATTTATTAAGACTGATAAAGATGCCGCTGCTACAGCACTAAAGTCCTGCATTGAACATGCCAATGGTCACAATGGAACAATTGCTGTAGCCGATAATGGATCTGGAGTTTTGACTTTAACTCAGATTAGGTCTGGAGCTAAAGGCAACACAACAATTACTGAAGGTTTAAGCAACTGCACTGTTACTAGTTTTAGTGGCGGAACATCTGAAGTTGGTATAAATAGCTCGCAAGATGTTGGAACTTTAGAAACCAAATATACAAATAGATTTGATGATCCTAGATATTACTCTGGTGATGCAACTAGTTAAGGTATAAACAATGGCTCTTAATTTACCCTCAAGTGCATTTACCAAATTAAACGAAGCAATACTTCTGTTTAATCGTACATGCACTTTAGTTTATCCAGAAAAGAGGACTGATTGTCCAAACTGTGTAGTCAACACGTTTGGCGGAAGGGCTGTCAATGTATACAGCGCAGGAGGACCTATTCCTTTTAATAGAGGTGTAGAGTGTCCTTACTGTGGAGGTGAAGGGTTTAAGAATGAGGAAACCACTGAGTCTGTAGAGTTAAGAATATATTACAGAAGAAGAGACTTTATAGATGTTGGTTTTGATGCTGATATTCCTAACAATGTTATTCAAACAGTAGGATATATGAGCGATTATGAAAAACTAACACAAGCAAAAGAGCTTTTAGTTGATGTTGGAAAATATAATAAAGGCAGATACAAAAGAATATCCGAACCTTACAACCAAGGTTTTAAGCAAAACCCTACTCAGTATATCGTCATATTCTGGGAGAGGGTTTAGTGTCCAACTTTATCCATATAGACCAAGCAGAGCTTGAAAGAAAACTGTTTAAAGAACTGAATAGACTGTTAAATCAGTCTATGAATAAAAGTGCTAAAGAGCTAACTCCTATTATACAAGAAATTGTAAAGAAGTCTTTACTAGAATCAGAAGAGCTTAAAGCTTTGTCTAGTGGAGATTTAATTGGAGAATTTGGCATAAGACCGTCTACTGCTTCAATTGTTGCAGAACAGATAGCTCTTAATGTCTCTCAAACTGTTGAAGTAAAACCTATGAGTGTTTCTTTGAAAACTAAAAGAGGAGGGCTTTCCTTAAAAGTTCAACCAAATGACTTACAGAATGTTTTGTCTATTCCCAATGGTAGTTATACATATTATTCAAGAAGATACAAAAAAGATGTAACTATAAATTGGTTAGATTGGTTTTTGACTAAAGGGGACGCAATCATAGTTGCAAAATTTTATTTTGAAGAGTCTGTCGGAGCTGGAAGAAGTGGTATGGGGTCAATGCAGAAAGGTAGCAGTTGGAGAGTTCGTCCTGAATACTCAGGAACGATAGATGACAATGCCATAACTAGAGCTTTGCAATCCGAAGAAACAAAAGCCAAAATGATTAAATCAATAGAAAACGTAATAAAGAAGAATTTATCATGAGCAAGTATTTACACAAAGTAACTAACTATGGTGATAGCACTATATCTTCTATTATTCAAGATAATTTGATTGAGTTTTTTGATTGGGCTATTATGGACATTGGAGGATTCAATAATGTCTCTATACCTCAAACAGATGTATACGGAGGAGACAGGCACAAGCTTAGACTTGTTAACGATCCTAGATATACTTCTGGTCAAGTATGGGAAGCCTTTAGAGGTAACTGGGTTTGGCAAAGCGGTCTAGCTTCTACCGACCAACCTAACACACTTCTTAAATTAAAACCAGATGCAGCTACATATCCAAATGCTGCATATAAACCGGGCGTTTCTGGCGTATTCGTTGGAGGTACTTTTCAGCCGACTTCTGGAGTTGGTACTTACGCCCATCATATTGATTACCCAAATGGACGAGTGGTATTTGATACTGCTATCAGCACAACAAGTGAAGTTACTGCTGAATTTAGTTACAAACAAGTAAAGATAGTTAGAGCTACCGATGACTTTTTTAGAGAAGTGCAATATAGGTCTGAACGCGCGGATGAAGACTTTACACTTGCAGGTTCTGGTGATTGGTCTCAGCTTTCTGAAACTAGGTTGCAATTGCCTGTTATTGCTATTGAAGTTTTAAAAGGTAGAAATAATCAGCCTTATGCTTTGGGAACTTCTTCTCATTTTGTTAATACTGAAGTATTATATCATGTATTAGCTGAAGAAGATTATGAGAGGGACAAATTGCTAGATATAATTTCTTTACAAGATGACAATGTTATTGAATTATTTGATAGTGATAAAATAGGTAGAGATGGAGTATTTCCTTTAGATCATAGAGGAATGACTAATACTGGAGCTAAAATTTATCCAGATTTGGTAAAAAGTACTGCTGATGGAGGATTTCCTTATACCGCACTTAATGACACTGTAAACATGAGAATGTTAAATTCTAGAGTCTCTGTATCAGAGTCGATAAACCCAAATTTACACCATGGTGTGGTAAGGATGACTAACGAGGTGATTATCTAATAAATTATCTCAATTGGTGTATAATAACTTAGAAACAATAAAAAATTTCCTTTTAGGAGAGCATAAATATGGCAAGTAAAAGAACATATTGGGCTATTACCGCGCTTGGTATTGGACCTGAAGGTACTGCTGATGGAGCTGGAGTAAAAACAGCCACATACCTTAAGGGTGTCCAAAGTGTTGGTATTAGTACCAATTTTAATCTAGAGCAAGTTTTCCAGCTTGGTCAATTAGAAATTTATCAAGACGTTGAAGAAGTGCCTGATATTGAAATCAGTATCGAAAAGGTGCTTGATGACAATCCGACTGCTTATCAAAAAGCTATTGGTCAACCCACTGTTGTAAGTGGAAGTACGACCACAGATCAGTCTAGTGGTGGAACAGTCCTTACTCTAACAGGCGTTCAAAATAACAAATGTGATGCATACCTTACTGTCCATCCTGACACAGCTGAAAATGCTGGTGATAGCGGATCAGGTAAAAATGTAGAAAGTTTTGTTTGGTGTTCTGGAATGTATGTCTCAAGCGTTTCATTCAACTTCCCAGTTGATGGTAACTTCACTGAGTCTGTGACTTTAGTTGGTAATCACAAAAAATGGTATGCTGGTGGGGCTAGTTACACATTGTCAGGTGCGCCTACTGCTGCGGCGCTTCAAACTGGCGACGTTATGAAACGTCACAACTTTGAGTTTGAAACCATTCCAGCTAGTATTCAGCCAGCAGGTTCAGATGATGGCTTTAAAGGCGATGCAGTTATTCAGAATGTAACTGTTAGCACAGACTTTGGTCGCGAAGCTATCAATGCGCTTGGTACTAAACTTCCTTACCACAGATATGTAACATTCCCAGTTGAAGTTACTTGTGAAATTGAAGTTATTATTAATGATGCTAAGGCTCAAGATATTGATGCTTTGCCACTTAAAGACAGCAACCTAAGTGAAGAATCTATTAAGATTAAAGTTTGGGATGAGCATCAAGATGACGCTGCTGGTATCCAAGGTGGAGCAAGCACTCTTAGACACACTATTGACTTAGGTGATAAGAATAAGATTACTTCTATCACTTATGGTGGTGGTGATACTGGTGGTGGTAATGCTACTTATAGTTACTCATACCGTAACTTTAATAAGCTGAACTACAATTATGGATAATTGAATTTTGACAAAAAAATGATTTTAGGGGGTTGGTCTAGGCTAACCCCCTTTTGTCAGTTCATATAGCGATAGCCATAATATTAGGATAGGCGAGTGAATGAGCTGACTTCTTACATAGGATAGTTTATGGAAACTCATGAAAGAGAGTACTTTGTGTCTCAGATAATCTATGGCGCAAAGATAATGGACTTTAGAGACAAGACCTTGATTGTTCAACCTCCAACCATGGAGCAAAACTATCTTGCAAACAGAGTCTTTAAAAAAGTTTATGATGAAGCTCTTTTATCTGGTATTTATACCAGAAATGAAATGTTAGAAATAATGATTGAACAAGGCGTTTGGTCAAAAAAGGACGAAGATCAAATAGCAAAAAACAAAAAAAGAATTGAAGATATAAAACTGCAAATATATAAGTCATTTTTTAATAACAAGAAAAAAGAGGAACTTAAACAAAAACTAGAAAGCGTAAAAAAACAACAGTATTCACTGCTAACTAAAAAACACGCAAATGACCAAAATGATTGTGAAGGTATAGCTACTTATGCAAGATGGAATTGGATAATAGAAAATACCACATACGATGAAGATGGCAATAAGTATGACTTTTCAGATGTTAGTGTTGCATTAGTTTTAAGAAGATATAATTCAGAAAGTTTAGAAGTAGAACAATTTAGAGAGCTAGCAAGAACAGATCCTTGGAGATCAATGTGGTCTACAAGCCAATCACCAGAAAGCCTTTTTAATAGAAGAACGTCGGAACTATCTCAAGACCAGTTAGGAATTATTTCATGGTCTAGACTTTATGATAGTGTGGCAGAATCTCATGAGTCACCACAAGACAAAATAGTAGAAGATGATGATGCGTTAGATGGCTGGTTAATAGAACAAAGAAGAAAACGAGAACAAGATCAAAACAAATTTAAGTTAGATGGCTACGATGATAAGCATCAAGGCGCGGATGAAGTTTATATCATGGCATCTAGCAAGGAAGAGGCGGCAGAAGTTTATGATATGAACGATGCCCAAGGAAGGATGAATGTAAGAAGTAGGGAAAAGACGGTTAGGGAAGCTGATGGTAAACTTGTAAACCATAGAGATTTCCGAGATATGAAAATTAAAGCATTGAATGAGGCAAATGCCAAATTCGGAAACTAAAGGAGGGTATGATGGAAGACTCATATGCCGAACTTGTTAGGAAATCGGAAAAATACAAAACCGATAAAACTAATAAGTACAAAGAGGTCTCGAAAGATAGGCTTCTTAAAATATCAAAAAAGAAGATACAAACCACGATGATTGGTGCATTAAGTACTATTGAAAAACATTTTGGTTTTTTATGGGGTCACGAAAGTGGTGAAGCGTTAACTCCCGAACAGGAGCATGTGAAACAACTTTTTGATGAAGTAAGGTCGGAGATACTTGATAGGGGTAATAATCAAGCTCGCAATTTAGAAGCCGAGTTTAATCATTACGAAATTAATTGGTTAAGATACCAAATTACATTACCTGTTAAAGATATCGCAACTATAAAGGAAGAAGAAAATGGCGAAGAGCAAGAGAATTAAGATTTCATCTACGGACTTGAATGGCGAAGAAAAAGAAGTATACATTCAACTTCCAAGCGCAGAAGAAAATAAACAAGCACAGCTTGCATATAATAGAGCTTTTAAAGAAGCACTTCAATCAGGAGCAATCTTGAGACAAAAGCTTCAAAAAGTGATGAATGAGCAAGGGATATGGGATGACGACAAAGAAAAGCAATACCAAGCTATTCTAGAAGAAATCAATGAAGGTGAAAAGACTCTTAGCAGAGGTGGTATATCACTGACTGAAGCTAGGAGCATAGCTCTCCAAATGAGAAGAAAACGAGTTGAGTTCAGATCATTAATTGCCGAAAGAAGTTCGATGGACAGCAATAGTGCTGAAGGTCAAGCTGACAATGAAAGATTTTCTCATCTTGTATACATTTGTTTAAGAAACGCAAACGGTAAAAATCTTTTCAAAACAAAAGAAGATTACGAAGAAAATGCTAATCAGCCATATGTTGTAGAAGCTGCTGGACAACTAGCAGAAAAACTTTATGGATTAGATCCTGATTACGACAGAAATCTTCCTGAAAATAAATTCCTAGAAGCATACAAATTTAGTGATGAAGCTACTAGATTGATTAATAAAGATGGTCATCTAATTGACATTGATAAAGATGGCAATGAAAGGCTTATTGATGAAAATGGTAGATATATTGCTTATGACGACGAAGGTGAATCCTACTTCATTGACAAAGATGGTGAAAAATTAAACGAAGCTGGAGATTACGAAACTGAGTTTACTCCATTTTTAGATGATGCGGGGAAACCTGTAGAAGTCCCTTCTGAAAAAGAAGAAGAAGAAGAAGAAACTGCTGAGGAAGAAGCTGTAGAGGCAGAAGAGTCTAAGCCTACTACAAAAAGGAGAACGACCAAAAGGTCAACTACGAAAGCTAAAACCGAATAGTAAATATGGAAAGTGGGTGTATCGCTAGAGTCTGTCTATCGGTATGCCCATTTTTTTTGAGGTAACAACATGGCTGGCAATTTCAACATAACAGCACAGATACACCTGCAAGCGCCTAACGCAAAACAGTTTTCTAGAAATTTGCAAAAACAATTGCAAAATCCTAACATCAAGGTAAATTTGCAAGGCGCGCCTAAAACCGTAAAGGATCTTAACAATGTAGTTAAAGCTACTAAAGACGTTGAGAAAGCTAGCAGAAGTGCTGGTAAGGGTGCTGACTATATGGGTCGTCAGCTTGGAAGTGCTTTCAAGCAAATCATGAAATACGACATCGCTCGTCGTGTTTTTTCTCTTTTTGCAAACTCTATTGAACAAGGCGTGAGAGATGCTATTGCTTTTGAACGAGCTATGGTAAAAGTTGCTCAAGTCAGCGGAGCAAGCGCGAGAGAAATGAAGGCGTTGACAAAAGAAATCACTAACGTTTCTAAACAATTTGGAGTCAGTTCTCAAACTTTAGCTAGAACAAGTTTGATTCTTAAACAAACAGGTCTCTCTATGAGAGACACTAAGGTAGCGATGGAGGCTTTAGCTAAAACAGAATTAGCTCCTACGTTTGATAACATTGCTGATACAGCTGAAATGGCTGTTGCCGCGATGAGGCAGTTTGGATTGGAAGCTAGCAAACTTGAAGGTCTATTAGGTAAGATCAATACTGTCGCCGGAAACTTTGCTGTTGAGTCTTCTGATATTGGTGTCGCTATTAGGCGTACTGGTGGCGCGTTTAAAGCTGCCGGTGGTGAAATAGAAGAACTCATAGCCCTATTTACGTCTGTTCGTGCTACTACTCGTGAAACTGCTGAGACTATTGCTACTGGTTTTAGAACTATTTTTACCAGACTGCAACGGCCAACAACTATTAAATTCTTGCGGCAATTTGGAATTGAACTTACAGACCTTGACGGTAAGTTTGTCGGCCCTTACAAAGCAGTCGAAAGACTTCATGGAGCATTAAAAAACCTAGACCCTCAAGACCTAAGATATTCAATGATCGTTGAACAACTTGGTGGGTTCCGTCAAGTCTCTAAGGTCATCCCGTTAATACAACAATTTGGCACTGCTCAAGCTGCGTTAAATGCACAACAAGCTGAAAGCGGAAGCTTAGCATCAGATGCTGCTAAAGCACAAGCGACTCTCGCTGTTCAAATGCAGAAACTAACTGAACAGGTAAAAGAACTGTTTCGTGAAATAGTTGGATCTGACTCTTTCCAAATGATGGCAAAAGGAGCATTTGCTCTTGCTGAAGGCATTATCAAAGTAGGGAAGGCTCTTGCTCCAGTCATACCACTAATAACAGCCATGGCCGGTATGAAGATGGCTGGCTGGGCTATGGGAAGTATGAAGATGTTTGGAGGCCGTGGACTAAACCAATCTCTTGGTACTATGGGAGGCACAGGCGGTCCGGGCTTTTACAATCGTGGTGGTCGTGTACGTAGATTTAGTAGAGGTGGCTGGGTTCCGGGATCTGGTAATGGTGATACTGTACCTGCATTACTAGAGCCGGGAGAATTCGTATTACGTAAATCTGCTGCTCAGGCTTTTGGCCCACAACTGGCTTCTGTTAATAGATATGGCAATGGCACTCGTGGTTCTTCAGGTGTAGACCCTGATGGTATGTCAGCTTCTTCGTCTCCAGTATTATCAAGAGCTTTATTCCAAGGCGTACATGATGGTGATAGTTACCGAATACATGGAATACCTTCACAACAGAAATGGAATACAACCACTAGACTTGACGGAGGGGTAGATGCTTATGAAATAAGAAATATGTCTTCTTCTGGTCCAGTGTGGGGTCCGAGAGAGAAGCAGTTGGGAGATTTAGCCAAGGCGATGGCAGAGAGTCACGCCTCAAAAATTAAAAAAGGTCAAGACATCATAGGAATGTTTGGGAATGTAGACCCAAAGAAGAAAGAAAAATATGGAAGACCTTTGATGACAGACCCTACCTTGGCCGATTCTTTGCTACAGGCTGGTCTTGGAGAAACTGACAAAGCTACAGGCACTCTAGAACAAAGAGTCATGAAATATGCTCAAGGAAGAACTAGAGCAGGAATAAATTCTGGTCCCGCTGGAAGTCTTTATCAACAATGGGTAGCTGAAGAAAGACAAAAACTTGAACAAGAAAACAAAATGGCTTCTGGAGGTTTGGTTCCTTCCCTTCTAACCCCCGGAGAATTCGTAGTTAACAAGAAGTCAGCTCAAAGATTTGGTTATGGCAAGCTATCTAAGATGAATAGATATGCTGGCGGTGGAGCTGTTCGTAGATACGCTAATGGTACTGGTGGCGCTGGCGTTCTTCCTATGGGTATGGGCGGCGGAGGAATGTTCGGAGGAATGATGATGCAGCTGGGCATGATGGAAGGCATGTTCGGCAAAGTAGGTAAAGCTGGACTTGGAGCTTTTAATGGATTAACCAACGTTGCTGCTGGAGCAACAATGGCCTATGCAAAATTTTCTATGGTAACCCAAAGTGTTGGCGCTGCTGCACAAATGTTTGGCCTTCAAAGCGAAGCTGTTACAGCCTTCATTGATAGACTCTCTATGGTTGGTGGAGTTATAAGTTCGCTTTCTTCTGTTGCTCAAAATCCAGCAACTCAAGCTGCATTTAGCCATGCTATTGACTGGGCTGTGAATGGTTTGATGCTCTTTGGCGGCAAGCTAAAAAACTTAGGAAAAGCCATGGGAGGAAAAATCGGCACCGCAGTTAGCAGTGCTGGTGGCAGGGTAAGTGGTTCGGCAGCACATGTTGCTAAGGGCGGACGCCATGCTAAAGAAATGTATCAAGGAATATTCCAAAGAGGCCAAACAAAAGCATTTCGGGACAAGGTACTCAAAAGGCAAGAACATTACAAAGGCGTCGCAGCAAGTAAAACCAAAGCTGCTGGCCATGCAACAAGAAACATGGGAGAGTTGGGTCAAAAACTTTCTGCATCACAGGCTCAAGGCGCAAAAATAGATGCTGATATTCTAAAAAATAAACAAAGTATATTAAAAAGCACAGATGACATAGCTAAGGCAGAAAAAAGTTATACCGCTTTAGCTAATGCAAAAGCAAGAAATGAAGCCACAAGAATAGCTGCAAATAGGCGAGTTTCTGAGATAGGAGAAGGTTTCCCTAAGCTATTGAAAAAAGAAAAACATGCTTATGAAACTGGATTAAAAATACAAGAAAAACTTAATGCAGCGAGAACGCGCCTCAGTGAAAGTGGAGCTAAGTTTGCCGAGGGTCAAGCTGACTTTAAAGCTGGTAAATACATAAAAGATGGTGGAACTGCCGGTGAGTCCTCATTGAAAAGATCTGGCAAAGGCAAAATGGAGTATTGGGGACGAAAAGCGGCTCTTGATCAAGCAGAAATTAAAAAGCTTGAGGAAGCGATGGCGGCTAATGCTAAGAGGCAAGCATCGTATACTAAGAGAATTGGCGATGCTGAAGCCACAGTAAACAAGTTGACAAATACACAACGCAGCATGATAAATAAAAATGCTGCACTAGATGGTGCGCTTGATTCTCAAATGGCTGCTAGAAATGCGGCATCTAATACTTTAAATGCTCAACAAAAAGCTGCGAAAGAGCTTGCTGAAGAGTCAAGTAGAGCTGCTGCACAAAGCGCCAAGTATGCTGACAAAATGGATGGAGCAGCAAAAGCTGCTGCCAGTCTAGGCGACGACGCTGCAAAAGCTGGAACAAAAGCAGCCAAGCTTGGTAAAATAGCTACAAAAAGTGGACAAATATTAGCAAAAGGTAGTAGAGCTATAGCAACCATGGGGATTTCCCTAGTTGTTGAAGAGACTATTGCTGCGGTTGGAAGATCTATGACGGACGTTGCTATGACGCAGATCAAAGATGCTGGCGGTAGGATGTCAGAAGAAGATGCAGCAGTCGCAGAAGAAGATGCAGCTAGAGGTGGCTTGGTAAGCGGAGCAGCTACTGGTGCTGGTATTGGTTTTGCCATAGGTGCGCTTACAGGACCACTAGCTCCTATACTAGCTCCAGTATTTGGCGCAGTTGGAGCTGTAGTTGGTGGATTATGGGGTTGGTTTGCCGCTGCTGAAGAAGCTAGAGAAGCTATCGAACGTGCTAACTTTGATAGAGCATCAGCAGATATGACAGACGCCATGAAAAAATTTGGTGAAGGAACAGCAACTGCGTCCTTTGCAGTAGAGCAAATAGCAGAAATGCAGAGAGTTGAACAAGGAATCAAAGACTATGGTGTTAGTTTAGATGAAGTTTATGGTAGCCGAATTGAACAAAGAAAAAATGCTTCCACTATACTCAGCGCACAAGCTCAAAGCGCAATGTCTGAACAAGACTTTAAAAATGATCCTGCTATTAAAAGGCTTCAAGAATTAGGTCTAGTCACCCAAAAACAAGTCGATGAAGGCTTAAAAGTTGTTGAAGCAAACATGAAAGCCAGAGCAGCATTAGAAGCTGAATTAGAAGCTAGAAAAGCTTCAAATAGAGAGCTTAGAAAAGTAGCTGGTATTGTAGGCGCAATGGAAGAAGCATCTAATAGGCTTTCCACATTTGGCGCTTCAATAGAAAACATTGCAACTCCGGGAAGTGGAGGAATAGGAAAAACTGCTGATCTGTTCAAAAATGCAGGATCCAGTAAACAAGGTACTGCAAACTTTAACAGTGCTATAGATATGTTTTCAAACATTGCTGGTGGAAATACGCTAGAAGGCTTTGGTAAAAAAGCAAAAGACGCACAATTTGTAAATGCAAATATAGAAGATATATTGACTAGATCTGGTATGTCTGGTGGATTAGACCCAGAAAATATGCAGTCAATTATAATGGATGATTTGAAAAGAACTGCTAAAGAAGAAGGTGCGGCTCTAGGACCTTACATGGAAAAAAGAATGAAAAATATGATAGACAGCATAAGTGAAGATGACTTAGCTGATCTAGAAAATAAAGCACCAGAAATAGCAGCAAAATTTAAAGAAGATCAAGATAGATTTTTAGCAGTATTTCAAAAAGGAGCAGAACTCCTAGATCAATATACATCAGAATTGGAAGCTGCTTATAATGCTCAATTAAAACTTGAGCAAGAATACGTTAAGAGACAGCAGTCTTTGATGAACGCTAGATTTTCTTCTGACGAAAAGTTTCGTCAAAATCTAAGCGCTAGTGCTTTTTCAGGCACAAGCAATGCTGACATTCAAGCAAACTTCTTAGCTAACCAACAAATGCTTGTTAGCGGATCTGGCGGGATTGGCGGAATGAGCGCTGCTAGGCAAGCCTCTCTTAACGCAGCTGGTGGTGTTGGGAATGTTAATGCGGTAGGTGCGACGTTCAAACAAATTAGTGAAGATCTCAGAGCAAACCAACAGCAATTGATAAGTCAAGGTTTAGACCCAGCAGCCTTGGAACAGACAGGAGCAGCTGGCGGCTTAGCTGACGAACAACAAAAACTTATAGAAAAGAACAAAGAGCTTAGGGGAGAGTACGAGGCAGCGAAACAGGTTCTTGAAAACTACGCAAACTCTCAAGAAAGACTGACTGCTCTTAATAGAGAATTAGAACAAGCCCAACAAAAACGCAAGTCTCTTAAAGATCTTGCTGTGCAAGCTAGGTATGGAACTGCCGAAGAAAAAGATCAAGCTGCTCGTTTGATTAACGCTATCACTATTGCCTCTCAGCAAGGCATTGATGCTGTAGCTCCAGAACTTCAAAGGCAGGTTGTTGGATACCTTCCACAACTTATGGGCGCTCAAGGTGAGTCCATAGTTAACCAAGGCATAAACGATGCCTTTGGTGGTGGTCAAGGGATAGCTGGAATTACAGAAGTGAGCGCAGAAGAAAGGCGACTCGCTACGGAAATAAAAGCTATAGAAGACGCAGGTATAACCGCTGGAGAGCATCTCGCAGAAGAAGTTGGTGACAGAATTGGAGAAATGGCCGACAAAATTGCTGAGCTTAATAAAAACTTTGTCATAGATTTAAGAACTCTGTTCTTAGAGGAAGAATCAAAACAAGCAAAAGCAGATCAAAGAACCGCAGAAGCAAAAATAGCAGGAGCTGACAAAACAAGAGAGAAATTAAAAGAGTTTGGAATAGAAGGTACTGTTGATGCACAGGGAAATCTTTCTTATAGCGAAGAAGATCAAGTCGCTCTCAACAATTTAAGAATGTTGGGTGATCTAGCTATGGAAATGGAAAAACAAGAAAAAGCCACCTCTGCTTTGGGAGGCGTTGATCTTAAAGCAGAACAGGCAAAACTAGAAGGTTCAGGCTGGGTTATGGATCATCTTGCTTCAGGGACAAGTTCTAATATCTACAAAGCTCTAGGCATTACAAAAGACGAGTTTCTAGCTGGCATGGGCGGAAATGTTGGTGGTGACAACTGGAATGTAGAAAACTACGACGATGCCGATATGGACGCCATGAAAGTCGTGATTGATAAAATGGGTGTTAAGTTCGCTGAAATGGGCGGCGATATTAACATGTTTGAATCAGAAGCGATGCGTTTGATTAAACATGCGGCAGAGAATGATCTAGAAGGCCAAGACGTACTTCAACCTTTATTCCAAATGTTAGCTGACAGGCAGTCATCAGCTAAGATACAGGGCGATGCCAGAATGAAAGAGTTAGAAGGAAAAGTTTCTCCAGAAGTTCTTGAAAAGATGAAAAGCATGACTGCCGAAGAAAGAACAGAGTACGCAAGAAAAGCAGGAGTAGCGGCTGAGGTTGGAGATTTGGACACGTTTGCTAGTGAAAGAAATCAATCCTATAAAGACTTAGCAGATGCTAAAGAATCTTTGAAGACAGTCAAAGATAAGCAAACAAAACTAACGGATGAAGCAACTAAGAGAGGTAGTATCTTTACTCATGATATTTATCTAGAAAGAATACTTCTGAATATTCTTACGGTTCTTGAAGGCGAAGGAAGAAGTGTAGATTTGCTTCCTACCAACCTAAATCCTTTAGCGGCTGCTGGTGGTGGTGGTGGTGGTAAAGGAGCTGTTCCGGGCTTCATGAAGAAGTTTGGAGGCAGTAGCTTAACAGACTTTGCTAACATGGGCGACGAAGAGAAGCAAAAAATGCTCTCCATGTTAAGTAAAGATAGCTCAATATCAAGCGCAATGAAAGCAGAAATCACAGGAGCAGCTGGTGGACTACCTTCAATGTTTGCTGCTGACAAAATGCTTTCAAGCCCATTGACTGATGGAAGTCTTGAGGGAATAGACATGGCTAGCACAATGAAAAAAGCTATAGACAGTTTAAGCGAAGGAACGGCGGCAGCAGCTGTGACCAAAGTAGCACAAGATGCTCTTGCTGAAATGGGCGTTAATGAAACCGCAGAGCTATTCTCGAAACATATAGAAGAGTTTTCATCAGCTATGGGTAACCCATTAAGCATTGAAGTGGGCGGAAGTATAGAAGTTAATGTTAATATGAATGGGGCAGACTTCTTGAAGAATGCAGAAGGTGCATTAGCAGAAATTGCAGGAAGTGAAGCCTCTAAAGCAATAAATAACTTTATTCAACAAATGAATAAGAGTAGTAATGTAAAACCAAATCCTCAAGGCTGGCATCAGTCAGGCCAACCTAAACCTTTGACAGGAAACGGATAAGAGTAAAAGATGGCGACTTATACTGGAGAAAGTACAGTCCAAGCATCCTCATCATTGCAGGCATACTTGGCTGGGCCAATGCGGGTATCTAATGCCCTGAATGCCTCTTCTACAGTGCAGGGGTATTTGGCAGGGCCTATGCGTATATCGCAAGCTTTAAATACTTCTAGTACTACCAAAGGCTTTCTAGTCATTGCATCCCATCCTGCTGAAGCCTTAGTAGCATCTTCTGGCGCATTATACCCTTCAGAAGTTATGACTAATCGTGCTACTTCTACTTTGTCAAGCACGGTCAGAGTTCGCTCAACACTACACCAAGATGGCGGAACTAACGATATTGGTCTAGTTATACTTGGTTCAGCAGAACTTGCTCCACAAAGAAGCATAGCTACAAGTGGTACTAACAGAGAATATGGTTACTGGCGTGGTAGTTATGCCACAGCTTCTATAGCTAGTTTTGACCAAATGTATGTTCCTCTTGAAGGTTCTGGTGTTGACGGAACTGGTAAGCCTGTCATTTCTTTGGTCACTGACCAAGGAAAAACTGTTGGAGGAGCTACTGATCACCCTGATTGTTTAGCTAGTAGTAAGAGTTTTAGTTGGGTAGATGCTGGCATGGGAGCAGGTTACTGGGTAGCAGGAGGCGATGGGACTTGTCTAACCGGATGTGACGATCCTGAAGCTCCAAGTTTTGATGGAACAACAGATGGGCAAATTGAGTATGTAGCTTGTAAAGGAACTCCTTACGACTACTACACTGGTGCTGATAGCGAAACTCCAGATGGAATAGGTGATTTTATTGGTTCTGCAAGATGGGAAAAAGCTGGATCTTTACTTTCTCAACTTGGAAACGAAGCACCTAGACAGAGATGTCTATTTATGTCTAAGAGGTCATTTGTTAATCTTGGAAGTGGTATAGATCTTAACAAAAACTCAGGTGCTTATACGGCTTATGCCAAGATTGTTCCTAGTGGTGATGTTTCTGGTAGTGTCATCATGGCTCAGCATAGAGAAAACCCAGCTCAATTTATACTAGGTTGTGATTATGACGGAAAATATTACATACGTTCTGATTATACGCAAAAAGATGATAACCATTCTGTACAAGTCAATAGTTCAGGCAACTACGAAAGCTATAAATACCCAACTCAAATTATAGGCACATATGACCAAACAGATTCAACACTTAAGCTTTATGTAAATGGAAGATTACAAGGAGTATCAGATCCATTTACCAGATCTGTAAAGAGGTCTGAAGTAACAAATGTAGCTTTAGGCAAAAGAGAATATGCACTTGCCGAAAAAGGATTTACCGGATGGATTGATGAAGTAGGACTTTCTTCTTCCGCTATGGAGCAGAAAGAAATAACAAGATTTTATCAAAGCACTTTTGAAATAAGTAAAATACTCTTTAATACAAAGGCTAGACCTACTGGCGATAGTTCTTTTGCAGAAGACGAGTTTGGGGACGAAGGTTTAGGTATCAACAACGACAGTTATGTTGAGCTTGTTTTAGAATCTGGAATCGCAAGTGTCACTAATCCAGAAGGAGCTAGAGGCGGAGCTTTCGATAAAACAATGTGGGGAACTCGCAACACAGGTGGAAATCTGGTAGGAGCTTCCTCAGTGCTTACATTTGACTTAATGGAGATTGCTCCTAGATTTCATCAGCTTACAGATCTTTCCGTAGATATGTGGGTTGAGAATACAAACAACCATCCAACCACACCAAACGTCACTGTCTCTGCGAGAGTCCTGCACAAAGATCGTGCTTCAAACAGCAAAAACTTAAATTGGTATTCTACTGCTGTTGCAGTACCTACGGGCGATAAACAGCTTATAACCTTAACCAAAGACATAGGTCATGATGCTTACTATCAAGGTGGGCATAAGTCCTTTAAGCAAGACTTAGATGATCATCAATTAGAAATTGTAGTTGTTCATGGTGTAACTAATGATAGTTCTGGATTTGATGCCAACTTTAAAATATATAACACAAAGATAAACTACACTGGTTTTGATAGCCTAGCTACTTACAATACTCAAACTGGTTTAACCGAAGCAGGAGTAGTAAAAGGTCATGGTTTACTTGATGTAGATGGAAACTACACAGCTTTTGCTAGTGGTGACCAAAGTCTTACTATGATATCTATTGGTGGGGTCGGAGTGCCAGCAAGCGGTACATGTACTTTGTTTGTAGATTCTGACACCGCAGACCAAGCGATGACGTTGGTTATCAACCATAACAAAGCAACTGACATGGGAAATTCGGGCTACGGATATGTAGTTGCTAATGGCGCTGTTGAGATGAATGGCGTTGAAATGAACTTGTTCACTTCTGGTGGACAAATAAATACAGACATGATCCTGTTCCTAAAACAGAACGATCCTGTATTTGCAGTTAGCCCAACGATGACATTATCAACTGCTGGAGCCTTGCTTTCATTCCCTAGAGAAGAAGCAAATACATCCCTATACCTATTAGCAGACCTTGGGTTTGGGAGTCCTTCTGGCGTTATGAACTTAACAATGCCAAACGTAAAGTCTGGCACTTTCTTTGACAAGAGACTTCTATATATAGAAGGGAAGCAACCTACAGGAGAAATACCTTTATATGTACAAGTTAATGAATCTGGTGTAAATACAATTCCTCTTTACACCGTAGGACCTGACTTCTATTCCCCAAGTGGTGTAATGAATATGTTTATTAAGCAAAAAGATCTATATGGTCAAGCTACTATTACACCAGTTCCTACTATTGGTAGGAATAATAACACGACCCTTATGACAAAGGGTTATGGTTATCCTAGTGGAATTATGGAAATGTCAGTTCCTAACGTATTTGGGTCTGGTACAAACTCATTGACATTATCTACGAGAGGTTCTAACTAATGCCTGTTTCATTTACTAACGCAACTGACGCTGATCCTCAGTTTCTTACACCAGCCCCTTTTATTAATATAAACAAAGATTTTGATAAACAGGGTGATGGAGAAATATTAGGAGCGAGATATAGTATAACCCTAACTGGAAAAATGATAGCTGATAGAGGCTCTCCTATTGGTATATCTGCCACAACTGCTAATGAGGGTAAGTTTTTAACTACTGCTGCTGACGCTTTGCAACAATTATCTAGTGGAGATCCTATACCCGACACTCGCTGGTACGAATCATTACAGATAAAACAAAAAGCTTTAAGTAATTTAATTAGCAAGCTACATGAAGGTGCTTATCTTGAGGTTACAAGCCCCGGAGATGTAGGTGGAGGTTTTAAAGCCTTTGTCAAATTTGAAAGCTTAGACTTACCCGGACATGCTCCCGGTCAACCCTACTTGTCAGATTATACTATCAATTTAACTGCTGATTATCTCATAGGCCCAGATGGTAACATAGCTGAAGATGATTTTGAGAATCAAGGATTATGGCTTGTTTCTTCTGCTAGTGAAAATTGGGACATATCAGAAATAGACAAAAAAGTTTACGATTGGCAAAATGCAAGAAGTAGTGGAGCTGAAGCGCTTTACAAACCTTTGAGTAATAGAACTCTTTATCAGTTAACTAGAACTGTTAATGCCACTGGTAAGTCTAAGTTTATAAGAAATAATACAAAAGCTGATGGTCTTACTACAAACGATCTTGGAGGAACTAATGATCCATCAAGCGACACTAGAAAGTTTAACCAAAAATATGCACCAAATGGAAAAGCTTGGCAACAAGCTAGAGGTTTTGTTTATGACGTAATCAAGTATGGTGACGACTTCATTACTGGAAAAGACGGAACTGCTTATAACGCTACAGAAGGTGATGACCCTGCTTGTTATGACAGAGTGGGAAATCGTCTCTATAATGCTGGAGGGGAAGGTCGCGTTCCTGAAACATCTGCCCATACCTCTGGAACATGCGCTGAAGCTGGAGGTATTTGGAGAACAAAACAAAAACCCGTAAAGCCCACTGGCAATTCGTCAAGTGCTGTAGATGCTGATGATCCACATCTGTTTGGAATGAATCTTCCAAACCCCATTACTCATAGTGCTGATCATCAGTATGTTGGTTTTGATTATAAAAGAACACAATCTGTTGATGTCAGAGGTGGTACTTTTTCTGTTACTGAAACTTGGATTTTAGCACCTGCTGATTCTCAAGCTACTGAGTCTATATCGTTCGACTTTGCAGAAGATGAGCAAGGTGTTGTTTCTTGTACAGTAAATGGAACTATCGAAGGTCTTTATAGAACTCAGGGTAGAGACAGTTCAGTAACAGACCCTCCTCCATTAGGAATGAATTACAGCGTTGGTACAATTAGCGGAACGTATAATGGTCCAGAAGGTTCTGACAATAGCAAACTAATAGCGGCTGAAGTTAGATATAATTCTATACAAGCTTTAATGTATCAAACTGTATACAACGAAATGTCTAGAATGATAGACCTTTCAGGTTTAAGTGTAAATCCACAACCAGTTTCAAAGAGTGTTGCCAAACAGCCAGATACTGGCATTATTACTTACAGTATGACTTTTAATACAAGGACTATAAATTTTATACCCTTTGTAAAGAATGAAGATATTAGTCTTAATGATACGTATCCGGGTTATGTTGCTGCACAACATCAAGTATTAGGAAGACGTACTGGTCCAGTACTACAGTCTATAGGAACTCAAACAGAGTGGAGAAGAGACTTGACTATAAGTTGTACTGTTGATACTCATAGGACTCATTTGTGCGTAGATAGTCAAGGTGAAGTTCACCCAATAACAGATCAAGCAGCATGTGGTAATACTCCTGATCCATATTCAGGATATTTGCAATGGATACCAAATCCAAATTCAATTGTAAACTTTGCTGGAAGCAACAGATATATGTCGCAAACTAGACCTTCTGCTGGTATAGACACTTATGGTACTAATTTCCCCGCTGGATTAAATGGTTCTCAAAGAGCCGCTATAGTAACACTAATCAACTCCTTTAATCCGGGAAACATGGGACTCTTTGGAGTCAAAAAATATTTTACAGAAGCACCAACAGAAAGTTGGAATCCAAAGACTGGACAATGGTCTTATAGCGTAAGTTGGGTTTATGAAATGAAAGACCCATACGCTTTCCCAACGACAGATTACATGAATGGTGCATTCAATGACAACCTTGCTGGCCCTTATCCCGGAATGATGATCTAATGCCTTTTACTGGACTAATGTCAGATGAAGTCTTTCAACAATCCTTTATGGGTTTGTCGATTATGGACTTTACAGTTAATGCTGGACTAAACAGTTCACAAAGTACCTTGTCACTCAACTTAGTTGCAGATGATGGGTATTTCGATGCGTATCATACTTTAGACACACTACCAATGACTTATCCCACAGTTAGTTGGGGAGGATCGTCAGGCCCTTTTGGTACTGGATTTGGCGGTGGATTCTTTATGGGAACAACCACTGTAAATGTTGGTATTAGAGACGCTGTAACGGAAGGCTACCACCCTTGGGATCCTAATGCTTTTCCCGCAACATTAATACAAAAATATGGCGGAGTGACTGGAGTTAAACAAAATTATGCTATGAATGGAGATGTAGCATGGCTTCCTCCTCCGGGATCTCCTGTATATTTTAAATATTATGGAACTGGAAATTTAAATAATGCATGTGTTAAGGATAGAAATTGCACACCCGTATTTCACTTTAATGGAATATTAGGAAACTATGAAAAAAGTTTTAGCACTGGTGGGTTGACTTATTCTGTAACATTATCAGACCCTAGAAAGATTTTAGAAAATACTCTTGTTATATTAGATGGAGAAACTGGAAGAGTAGCCGCCGCAGATGAGCATTACCTAAAAGGCACAGCAAACGTAACCAATAAAAGAAAATACGAACATGGTTGGAATGGCTACTATAACATTATAAATGTCTTTGGTTATTACGAATCGCATGGCTTTAATAAATCCCGAAAAAATGACCAAGGAATAGCTTGGTTTGAGGCCAAAAATGGGAAGCAATTTACAAACCACTATGGTATTAATCATCATTTTGGAGTTTTGCCTGCTATAGATTTTATAGCTAGTGGAACTAATGATGAATATATTAAGAAACTTGAACCCTATGGAGGTCCCGCATATTACGGTGTAGATGATAGAAACCTTGCAACATATGCTCCTTTTTCAGAGCAGTTAAACGGAGATGGTGTCTACAGATATGCAATAGATCTTTCAGCCCTTTATGATTTGAGCAAGTACTATAATCCTAATCCTCCAGCAAAAGGTGTTATAGATGACAACTTTAGAATAAATGGAGAAAATATATCTCTACTCCAGTTGATAGAAAAGGTTTGCGAAGCTGCTGGCGCTGATTTTATGGTAGAAATGTACGCTCCAAGGTTAGGAGAACCATTCTACGCAACGCATAAAGACTATGCTGGGATAATAAGAATAATTCCTATCCCTAGAAATATTGAAGTAGAACTAGGCGTATTAGAAAAAGCTATTGATCTTTCGCAACAGACTCCATCCGTAGGGCCTTTCGTAGATTCAGAACAGCACTCAATCTTAATAGACTCTAGTGTTGGATATGAATTCACAGATCCTGTACAAGGCAAAATCCTATTTGGAGCGCCAAGAACAAGAGTAGTTGGAGTTACCCCTCTCGGTGATAGAAAAACTAGAGATGAATTATTTTATAATGCTACAACAAAAAAGTATATAGACGGAAATCCAACTGAAGGTACGGATGATATCCTTCGAGAGTATATGCCTTCTATTGAACTAGATGGTGTCACTTTACATACGCAAGCTTTGCCTGCGGATTCATTTCAAGATAGATCTGAATATGGTTGGAATCCTGAAACAGATCTTTTAAGAGAAGGTGGCAAAGATGTCTTGCCAGACTTTGAACAAAACCTTCCTATGGTTTCAAATGATGATTTCTTACCCTATCATTTTGCTGAAGATGTATCTGGTAGAAACTATGATGAAGCTGATCCGTACCAATTTGGAAGAGCTAACTCAAAATTTTATGAAACCGGCTCACAGTGTTTCATAACTCCTCCTGCTACAGAGGGGTCACCTTTTGTAATAAGCAATTACTGTACTGAAGAGTACGATGCAACTCAGGCTGCTGGCGGTAGAGCTGCTGAACCTCATGGAAATCCAAAACAAATATGCACAAATGAAAGCACATGCACAGCCGCTGATTATTGTGATGGTGAATGGAAGACAATAGAGGATGCGCAGGGATGTACAGACGCTGGCGTTATGTATTTCTTTTTTTATGGTGATCCTAGTCTTTCTTCTCAGAATGTTGGTCAATATAAAAAGGTAGATTCAGGACTTGGTTCTGGATATTTAGACATGTTTCCATGTTGGGGATTCCACAAGACAGAGTATAACTCTGCTAGCTCTTTGTTAAAAGATGATATCAATAAGTCAATCAAAGGACAGCCAATTAAGGGAATGTTCTGGGATGATGATCCATATAGAGATTTTCATCCCATTGATGGAATATTTGGTGTATTTGATTGGATTAATCCGGGTCTTGGAAAATGTAGGTCAGTAGAAGACTTCGTAGATCCTGCCACTGGTCAGACAAATCCGAATACTGCAAAAGGCAAAATATTACCTGCTCTTGAAAATATGCCACTTCTTTGTGAGTGTGATTATATGACAGCCGCTATTGATGATGACTGTTATACATTTAGAAACAGTATAGGCGTAAAAGCTAGAGGTAAGTTTGAACCAGCTTGTGAACCACGTAAAAGATGTGAAGCTCAACCTTCAGGAGATGAAGTAACTGATTTACACGCTGGAACAGCAGGGGTGGAAAATAACTTACATAAAATAAAATTCAGTTGTGAAAATGCTTGCTTCTTAGCAGACGCAAACGGCAATCCTACTGGAAACGCTGTAGTTGCGTACTATACAGAAGATGTAGGAACTAAAACAAAAGGACAAGCAGCTAACGTAAATGATAATGAATGGATGACCAACCCTCCGGGAACAAAAGGTTCTAAGATTAAATTGATATCAGATAAAGAAGATTGTGAAATTGAATCTGTATCTGGAACACAAACTAAAAGAGTTGTAGGAAACATAAAGTCTGATGGATCTCTAACAACGGGAGCCGACCAAAATAAATTTATCGCAGAAGGGGGTCTATATAGCAAAGAGTGCATAGGAATAAGTCACAAATATCCTCATAGTACTCATTGTGAAGCAATAGCTGGTTTCACTGATCCGGCTACGGGTACTAAATATCGTGTAGGAGACTGGCTTCCATCTACTACAGCTGATGGCTGTAGAGACAGATTTGGCATAATGTTTGTCAAATGGGTAAACGCTATGACACAGTTTCCAACAAACCCAATTGATGATAAATTCTATGGACAAACTATTCCTGTAGACAAGATACCTGCACCGGGATATGTAAATACTAGATTTAGATATACAGGAGTCTGCAAGACTCATTTTAGAAATCAGCCAGTCACTAACCTTCTTACTCAAAAAAATATAACTGATAAGTTTGATTGTCTTAATGGGACTGGAGGATTACATTATTTTGACGAAGACGATGTAGATAGTATTCCTGTAATGGCTAAGTCTGCAACTATTCCTATTGATTTAGGATCTATAGGATATGACCAAGGTCCTCTTGGATCGAACAATATTCCCGGAGGTGCTACAAATTGGTATTACGCTACTATTACTGAGTTAAGACACGCTGCTGTAAGCAAAGACTCTTGGACTGCTTATCTGAGAAACTTGGGACAAAAACTTCCTTGTTCCATGTGGGCTATAAATCCAGTTCCACAAAATGCTTGGTCTGACTTCTGCAAGAAAGCAGATGAAGTAATGTTCAAAGGAGGCACTAGCAAAGCCCATTTAGCAATTGCAAATAACCTAAATTATTTTGCATCTGGAGGTGCTTCAGGTTCGCCAACAATAAATAGCGATGTCATAAACCATGCTGGTAATCCAAGCGAAGCTAATGCAAAGTCTGCTACTGGACATCCCTGCGGAGACGCAGAAAGAAATGCTCTTAGTTTGGGTGAAAGAACTCAAATGGAAGTAGACATTGCTTATCAAAAAGTTCAAGAGGCTGCTACTCAATTTTATGGAAGACGGTACTTAGTGCCATTACCCTTCAATCCACCAACTTCACACACTTGTAGCAATCTTGTATACAAAAATCGAGCAGACTGCACAGACAATGGGTATGATTGGGGTCCTCATGGAATGCTAAGCGAATGGTTCCAAAAGATGGGCGTTGGACAATGCTCAGATGGAGTAAGCGCTGACAAGTTTACTTGTGAAGTAACTAATAATTCTTTTTGGATAGAACCTATTAAACACATAAACAAATGGGATATAAATACTTCAGGATGGCCGGGAGGTTCTATAGATTACCAATGGGACGAAACAAAGAACACAGGCTACCCACAGAATATAAATTTCTGGACTGAAGACGGGAATTTGGAACCATTTGTTGTATTTCCTTCACACGAAAGAAAAAGATTCAGCGCAGATGCTTCAAGATTAGATTTTAGAAATTATGACCCAGAAACAATTCATGAATCAAAGTCTAATGTCGGCCCTATTGCTGGTTGGGGAACTAAAGTCTTTGTTAAAGCCAATGTAGATCCAGAAACTCACTGGATACCAGAAAGAGCTGCGTGGGAAATACAAAACGAAAAACAGTTTGCAATGTTTAGAGATGGAGATCCAGATGGCGGAACCGATCGACAAAAAAGACTAAACCAGCCAGCGAATCATTTAGCGATTGGAACGCTTGATAATTCAAAATTCCTAACAGAAAGAGAAGTCTATGTAAGAGAAGTAGACCAAAACTCTGCTGATTATTTTAAGGAAACAGCGGCTTATAAACCTTATGCATTAATCACATTACCAAATCAAGTTCTTTATGGAGATATGGACCAAACAACAAAATTCCATCCTGATATTGGAGAAGGTAAAGATATGTGCATACCTTTGATAAAAGCTAAAAACTCTAACGCTTTAATGAGCGCTTGGTTGCAAGGCATGGACAGAGGAGGAATTGTTGGTCAGCAATTAGTGGCTATGGCAGGCAACTTAAGAAATGCTCCAGTTGTGTCTCCCGATATGGGGAGAGGCTCTTTACAAGCTGCTGCTTATAAGCCTTGGCACGCAGCTATACCTCAACAAAGTAAGCATTTTAAATGGGGTCCTTGGGCTTTAGGAACGGGTTTTGGAAAAACTGACTATCAAGTAGACACAAGCATACAACCATCAGCATTTGGTGGAGAAAAGGCCATGGCTAATTATGCTATGTCTGGCATAAAAACTACACTTCAAAATGTAACCCCTTATATTGAGACTGGAAGCGTGACATTAGCTGGCTTACCAGCACACGCGTTTGCAACTCAAATAGTTTTGCCAATTAATGGAGTAAATTTGTTAGGTCCATTTATAACAGATATATCTGTAGCAATGGGTGCTAGTGGACTTACTACTACATACAACTTTACAACACAAGAAAAATTTGCTGATATCGACTCTATCAACAGACAAAGGATCAGAAAAAATCAAGAGGATATGTTGAAGATGCTTAAACATACAGAAGAGCAAATTGCAAAAACAAAAAGAGACATATCAAAGTATATTAAATAACGCTATGGAATAATAAGATGGCCACAGATAAACAACCTGTAAACGACCAAAGGTCTGAAACAGATAAAAATGACTATAGTCACTTGATGCTAACTAGTGCTAGTTATCCAGAGCAAGACATACCTATTAGAGATGCCGCTAATAATGTTTTGTTTTGGGATAATCATCCTGACTATGCGGGAAAGCCTATAAACGCTTTTAATGCATCTACTACTACAGCCACTGGACCAGTTGCATCTTTTATGGATCAGTTTCCAAGCGATAAGGCTTGGCATAATGCTGGAGGTATGTCTATTGATGGCTTGTTTGTTCCTTATGCCACAAACTTTGCCGTAGTTAGCACAGGTGGGGAAAGAAAAAATCTGAACAAAGCTCCAGACACTTCTTCAATGCCTACTTTTGAAAGGCCATATAGTGTTGAAAAAGGAGGCGAACCATCAGACCAAGTTGATTTTGTAAACTACAATACAAAACTAGGGGCTGCTGCACCATCTCCCGCCACAATAGACTCCGCTTCTCTTAATCCATTTGCTTCCGGCCACTATATACAAATGGTTAACAAGGAAAGTAAACAGGTTAGTCCCAACACAGACGTTTCAGGGTATTCTAAGCATTCTTCTCCTTTAGGAAAACCCAATGTTAAATCTACTGAAACAGAAAGACCAATAGGTCTTAGAGGTCCGATTGTTATTGCTGGATGGGGTTATGATGCTATTACTTCGCATCCAGTTCCTAACTTAAGATACGACTCTGATTATAGACATAATGAACCAAAGAGCGCGAATTATGGTAGGCAAAGGTATGCTCCTGAGACCATGAAGGCTAGGACTGCTAGCGGTATGCAGCAAGACCATAAGCATTTTACTCCTTTTCATATGAGAAGACCTGACAAATGGAAAGCTGGCCCTGTTGACTTAAGATGGGATCACAATAGAAAAGTTTGGGTTGGTGGAAAGCACAATGGAATATTTTTATCAAAAGCTACAAAGTGTATACTTCCAAAATCTGGTATAGATGGTAATAACTCTTTTAACTTTGGCGTTGGTGGTAATATTAATGCTCCCGGAAGATTATATAGAAACCCATGCCCAACGCATAACTGTAATTATCATTCATACTTTCCAACAAGTATCTATTATCCCGATATAGAAATATATGACCCAGAAGATCACAACTGGTGTGGTAGATGTAGAACTATAGGGACACAAACAGCATGTGGAGACTTCAAGGATGGATGTTCTCCTTTTTATGATGCAATTATTTTAAGAGCTGTAGATGAACAAGTAGGGAAAAATAACGAGCTTATTGAATGTACTGACAAGTTTAGAAAAGTGCAAGGCGGTACTCCTCAAGCAAGAAGAGCTGGAAACCCTTGTCATGGATGGGGTTCTAGTAAATTTGGAACTGGTGAGTTTATTAATGAAAAAATAGGAGATGACGAAGTTTGGACAGAATATGCTAAAGCTTTGTTGTATCAAAAAATATTCGTAGAAAACCCTCTAGGTCAAGGGTTAATGGTAGGGGATGCATTTTTTAGTTATGATACTGGTAGGAGAATAGTGTATGAATATGAAAGAACAGATACCGCAGCTTGTGGAAAAGGTGTTGGTACAAAAGTAAAAGTAAAGGAATCTATTCCTGTACATGTAATTTTACAGGGCGAATTTTATGGAATGGAAGTAATTTCACACGCAGGTTGTGATAGAGGTGAAATGGGTTCTTGTTCTAGAAAATTCTTTGCTCAAGGCTTTGCAACTGGAGAAGATTGTGGGCCAGATGATGACTATCCACAAACAGCAGGATCATAATGGCAATAGGTGACTTCTGGGATACTTCTTATAATCCCATTTATGAATACGGGTCAAACCCGTTGAAGAATGACAGAACAGGAAAATACCAATGGGGTCCTGACTATTCTGATATTGTTCCTCAAACATCAGTAGGATCACTCAAACGCCGACAAAAAGGTCGGTTTTGCAGTGAAGGATGTGGCTGCGTAAACACTTATTGCGACAGTATGCTTCTTCCTGAAGGTCAATATGGATGTCATCTCCCTCCTGAATTGTCTATAACAGTTGTTAGAAATCCAAACGGCAGGTACGAAGCAAAAGGGGAAATTGAAGGAGGCGGTGGTGAAACTATACATCTCAAGTATTCCAAAGGATCTTGGAGAGGAAGAAGATGTTGTACTAGTAACGCTTATGGGCAATTAGAATATGCTTGCGACCCATGTAAAGTGACTACTCTTCCAAATGGCAAACCTTCTGAGTGCCATCCCGCTAATAACAAATTCAAAGATTTTGGTAAAAACAGTCATATATCTCAAAAGTCTGATAACTTTACAATCAGAGATGATTTTGATTATGACGAAGCTCTAAAAGGTGGAAGTAATTGGCCGAGGTTAGGAGAAAATGCTTGGTTAAAACTTTCTGTCTATAACGTAACAGCGCCTACAACAGGCACAGATATGCTTAGAGACACCACTTTTGACGGATTTGCTTCGTTGTGTTTTGATGCTAGCGGATTGCCTGTTAAAGGCATAGGAAACGAGGGTGATTGCTTAAAAAACAGTGGATATCATTGGAGTGAAAAAACGCCTGTTTGGATTAACAATGATATTAATGACGAAGACGATGTAGCAGGTAATGGTGGTCACATACAGCTAATAGGAACAGAAGAAGTTCCTACAAAATTTAGCATAGATGTAAAAGCTGACGAAGTTGTAACAAATATAAAGTCCAGAGAAAAGACTATAAAAGTAACAAAAGATGGATATTTAGATAATTATAGTATAAACAATGGGGCTGATCCCAACGATAGAGTTTCTACAACAAAACTCAATTATTATGATCCAACATCAGAAGACAGAGGCTGTTTAGTTGATGGGTCAATGCCTCTAAAAAAACGTCCTTACTGTAGAAATGCAATAACAGGAAAAAGAATACAGCAGCAATGCGAAGAAGTAACAGGTGTTAATGCTGGCTTTGGTTCAGGTTTTTCTATAACAAAAGAAAAAGAAGACTGTGAGGCCACTTCGTCTAGCATAAATGGTTACTGTAGTATAAGTGATCCTGTAACACAACAACCTTATCCAGATGAAGCCTCTTGCAATTTTGCATCAGGAACATGGGTATGGGAAGACAACAAATGGTTATACGACGATCAAACAACATGCGAAGACGCTGGTTCTTGTCTTGCTCCAAAAACCGATAAGTTTCAAAGTCAAGAAGATAGAATTGTAGGAGCTTACTGTCTTGATATAGTTTCTGGAACAAAAGATCCTGTCCCGCAAAACAAAGCTGAATGCGAGGCTCAAGGTCATGGCATATGGAAGCTTGGAGATAGTTCCTCATGCACAGCTTCTTACAAAGAAGGCTCTCCTGTATGTAACGATATTGATGGCAAAGATTCTGGACATGCTGATGAGGATTCTTGTTTAGCAGCTGGAAATACATGGATGAAAAATGAATGGTTCTCAAATCAATGGGTTGATTGGGAATATGAAAAGCTATCCTGCTGTGGTGAAACTCTTTTAGATCATAATTACCCATCAAGAACTCCTCAAATATCTGGATCAACACTAAGTGCTAGAAAAAATCCATCTTGCACTACCCCCTACCATGAAGTGATTTTAAGTCCGTATCAAGCCGGTCAAAATATTAATACTGAGTCATATCATAGCTGTATAGCCGCAGTCAATCAGTGGCAAAGAGATGACAATACAGACACAGAATTTTTCATGAATACAATCTCCTATTGGACTTTAGTGATAAGGCCATGTAATTTTCATGGAGGTTGTCAGGATGAAAATGTCAAAAGACCTGATCCACAAGACCTAATAGATAATAAGCTAGACAATTACTATGACACTACATGCGGTGAAGAAATAGTACTCTATTTAAGTACAGACCAATTAGTAAATTGCTCTAACCTTAATCTAACAATAGAAAACGAAAATCAGATACGTTCGGGTTGGAAAGAAGCCCAACCTATGTGGCACAAAAGCATTGGAGATACAAAGGGTAATCCTGCAAATTTGCAATTTTTAATGCCGGGTGCTGATTCTAGTATGATTTCTGGATCTAGCTCTTATGAGTTTTCGTATCCCGGTGATGCGATGTACAAAAACCAGTATAAGCATTGGTGTAATAATCCTGATGTAAATGTTGATGGTATTGGTGATGGTGGTGTTTGTTCGCAATATCATTACTGGAATTCAGGGTTTCCAAAAGTTCAATTAGCAAACCCTAAAGGAATTGATGCTTTTTATGGTTTCAACTTGCAGCCGCAACCTTTTAAAGCAACTGAAGAAAAACAAAATAGAGCAAAGCTTCTTTATACTGCGGCAGTAGATCATAATACATGGCAAGCTTGTGCTGGTCATATATTAGGAGATGCTAATGGTGGCGGTCATTGGTTCTGGAATTATGGCCCAGACTATTTCATGTATTTTGATTTCCTTGCTTATGACGAAATTCATTCTTTTAATCCTGTAGCGATCAAAAATGATAGCCCAAAATGTACAGCTGTTGCTACAAAAGCCAAAGAGTATGTAGATAGTCATGTAGGATTTTTACGCAGGGGTGATTGTGGATATGGAAATGGGCCTCTTTGGGTTGGTTGGATCCCAGATTATGATAGCTGGACAAACAATAAAATATGTCCCGATTGTGGGAGTAAAGGAAAGAACAATTGTGAATCAGAAGGTGGGTGCTTAAACGCAGATGGCTCGTTTGAAACTGACCAAACTGATTGCTCTGAAAAAGGGCAATGCAACAGTCCTGTTGGAACCAAAACTACACATACTACAGAGGATGAATGTGACGAAGCTGGAGGCAGCTGGAGTCCTGCTAAGTTTGTACCATGTTGTGAATGGTTTGAAGAATGTAGCGAAAGGATAGTGACAAATCATCAAGATGCGGGTGAATTTGGAATGGGAGCAGAACCAAAGTATCGAGATGCTGTAGACAAAGCTGAGTGTGAAAAACACCCAGATCAAGGCGGTGCTGGAGGTGTTTGGAGTGGAGGTTGTACTCCCGGTGTTGGACAAAGACAACAAAATCAGCTATGCGGTGAAGTACAAAACCCTCCAGAAGACTTCGTTGATATTGTTCTAGGCGAACAGTTTGGAACTTGCGTTTTACATAAAGATGGTCAAAATGCAAACATAACCGATATGTCAAAATCTGACTGCGGTGAAGAGTCAATGAAGCATGAATGTAGAATCATTCTTACTGGCATAGTAGTTAATACTTCACAGGATGCTTGTGAGCTTAATCCATTAACTGAATGGGTTCCAGTGTATGACCAAGATCCTGCTCCTAAATTTGAACCAGACATGATTGGCCACTTCGATAGTAAATATCCAAGACGAGAAGGACCACTAACTAAATTAAGGGAGGCTGGTCCTTTAACTGGCTCGCTTGCAGATGTAAGCCAAATGAAAGGGGGATTCATTGAGCGACAGCCGGGAGTTAGTGTGGACTTCCCCTCTGGAACAGCAAAAGAAAATCCTCTTAACTACTGGCATAGGACTGGTTTATACCCAAGAGGAGAAACCGCTAGCTATGTTAGTGATGGTTGTGTTGGTGTAAGTCATAGTGGGAGAATTGAACATGCTTCAAATACTACCCCAATCAAGATTACTTCTAGAAGTCATGGATTAAGAAACGGCGATCTTATAATGACTCAAGATGTTCTTGGAAACTTTGCTGCAAATGTATTTTTGTCACAAAGAGACGTAAAAGAGATTCAATGGGAAGATAAGCTTGCTGGATCTTGTACTGGAGACAATTGTGATGATCAAGCTTACCCAGCATCTGAATGTTTGTTTGAAGGAAAGTGTCTTGATTCCAGCGGAAACGACACTGGCGAAAAAGATAAGTCTAAGTGCAACTCAGCTGCGGGAAATACTTGGGAAGAAGTATGTCCCTCTGAATATTTAGCTTGTTATGGCTTTAGAGTCCCCGGAAATATGGAGCCACAATACGCTCCTTTTGCAGTAGTGCAAAATGCAACAGCTGATACTTTTGATTTGTATACGTGTGATAATTTGCCACTTAAAGGCACTTTAAGTACGGGCGCAATAAAAAATCTACCTGAATCTGTAGACACACATGGACAAGTCATAGAATGTGAAGGAGTTGGAAATGCAAGTGTTTGCTTTTGGGGTTATTTTGCACAATTCACAGGGTATTTTGGAGGGGAAATAAATCCTATCAATCCTCCTCCTTTGACATTAGGTACGGAAGTCACTGATGATCCTACTGTAAATGCTGGAAAACCCACAATTGGAAAGTGGGCAGCTAGATGTATTGCCTACGATAGCGGAAAGGTTATAAACCAAGCAGATGACGCTAGGTCTGAATACAAGTTTAATCCTTTCGCAGTATTAACCGGCGCCCCTATTAATGAAAACTACACCTGTGGTGGAACAATAGCTGATGGAGGGCATTGGTGTGGTGCAAGCGATTGTGATAGTCGTTTTGGAAAATGGATGACTGAACAAGAGATGGCGGATAACGTTCTTACGAAGTCAAAAATAGAGGGTTCTAAAGAAGTATGTGAGTCTTATGGTATATGTAATATTATAAAAAATGCTCAAGAAAAAGCGCCTAAGTCAGTAATGACAAAAAGTGATTGCAAGAAACTATCTAAAGTTTATCATACTTTGGATTTGGATGCTGGATACCATGACGATTCGCAAATTTATGTTGAAAGATGTCAAGACGCAGATGGGAATATAGATAACAGTCCAGAAATTCAAGACGCTCTTGATATAAAAAAGGCTTGTGAAGAAAGAGGTTCTTGTTCTGAAGCCTTTTTTGGTAACAAAAAAGATTGTGAAGGAAATGGCTTTATATGGAATGGTGGAACATATATCAAAAAAGCCAATAACTGCGTAGGCGACGAAATGGAGGGGCAAGATAATGATCTTTGCTGGACACCAAATGTCTTTGGTACAGAAATAGACCTTAGTAGTACCAGTGGTGGAGGTCTTGGAAATGACCGACCACTTCCAAACTATCCGGTGTGTCCCTATACAGGAACTTGGGAAATATTCCATCAAGACTTGGGAATAGCAGCTGGATATTTCACTGAAAATCAGTTTGATTCTATTTATAGATTTGGATGGGGTGGATTAACAAGAAGATGGGAAGAAAGAGCTAACGATTATTACATTCAAATAGAGCAAAAAGGTATATGTCCTGTTTGTTGTGATCATTTTCTACCAGAAACACTAACTGCCACTATTAGTGATACAGGCAGTAGTCTCCAAGACATTGTTGGCGGATGTCCAATAGATCCATGTGAGGCTGGCGATTTTATATTTGATGATGATGCTACAGCTAGAGGTACAAGATCAGGATGGAAAAAAACAAGTGGGAAATTTAGCGGTTCGTTTGATGGATATTGTTGCAGTGATTTTTATCACCCTTGCTCGATACCAGAAGATGAATTAACAAAATGCATTGCTGACCCTACCCAGTTTGGCCATTGTTATAGAGTGAGTAATGCAAGTGGTCAAGAACCCGGACTTTTAGCTGGTGCGTATACAAAAGATGAATGCGCAAAAAGAGGTTCTGGCGCAGGAGGTTGTAGTAAAAGCGGAATTTGTACAGTAAATCCTCAAGGAAATCAAACTCCAGCAGATTGCGAAGCTGCCGGAGGAACTTGGAGTCCTGTCACTGATCAGACAGGATGTACAAGCGCAGGAGGTACTTGGACTCCTAGAGATGGTCATACTAAATTCTATCCATTGCCAGCTGGTAGTTGTGAATTTCCTCATCCATTTGTAGATGCTGATGGCAATGTATTAGAAACAATACCAGATGATGCACAAACCGATAAAGCTTCATGCGAAAGAGAATATTGTTCTTTTGATCAAATTGATAATCAACAAGATTGCGAAAACGCCACTGATGATCAAGGAAATCCAGCAGGTTATAAATGGATGCTAGGAAGTTGGTCTGAAAACACTAAGGAAGAATCTGCTTATATCTGTGAAGATTTTCTAAGAAAAAGACCAACACAAGCTTATGATGATAGGTATCCAGAGACAGCAAGAAATTGTAGAAAATGTTCTAACCTATACAGTGACCAAAATAAAGCTCCTATTAAAAAAGAATTTGCAGGGTGTGGTTGTGATTGTCTTGTAAATCATGTTGACGCGCTTGCTTTTGAAAGGTATCCTACCTGCCGAGAGGCTATAGGTGGTTTACTACCAGATTGCACTCCAGAAATCTTAGGTCAACAACATACACTTGGCACAGCAGGCGCGTTGTTAGCTGTTTGTACGGCGGGTACTGGATCTCCGGCGGGAACAGGAACTGGCACTGAGGTATATTATTATTGGTCATTTGATCCTTGTCAATGCTTCCCTCAAAATGTTCCTCATAAGTGCATCGGTGATCATATACCTTTAGAATATGGAAACAGTTGTGAAGATGATGGAGTTGTTTTACCGTCCAATAATGTCGGAGGTTGTTATAATTCAAGTAATGCTCTTATCTTAACCAAAACTGTTGAGCATGGAGCCAGTTGTAAAGATGGTATTGGTAGCATTGTTGCTGGTGTAACTACTAGAGATGAATGTATTTCTATAGCTGGTCGAGTTTGGAATACAACAGCTTTAGATTGCGACACAAATGCTGGTGAGTACTTCAAAGCTGGTAACAAATTGGAATGTGGTGTAGTCGAAGTATCAACAGATGGTTATTCGGCTCCATATTCTCTACCAAACTCTGCGCAGCCTCAATATGAAACATGTCCCGGTTTAGGAGCAATTGATGTTTCATTGAAATATGATGGTTCTGTTTGGCGTTCTGATTGGACTCAAATGGGAGCAGTTGGGACAAAACAATGCAAGATGGGTCAACATAGATTCGTCTTCTCTCCCAACTGTAAGAGTACCGGACAGAGTCCATCAACCGCACCGAAAGGTTATGCTTTCCGTTCTTCGTCTGATCTAGTTGCAATAAACGCAGATTGTGGAAATTGCGATGCAGCACAATATTCTTATCAAGGCGTTAGGGTTTTTGGTCATGACCCACTAAACTATACGTACAGAGGACATGAATTCCCTACAGATGTAAAAGACAGTCATTATATTAGACTTGTCATGGGTTGTGGAAATAGCGTATCAAGCATAACACCAGAAGACGCAATGGTAAAACAAGGAGGTTTTGGAGGAGGTAGGCACACTTATAGAGACAATGGAATAGAAATTTATGCACAAATAGCCAACTGTACTTTCTATGACTTTGACGCGAGCGAAGGTTTAAGGTTTGGAAGAGTTAATGAGGGTACTAGCGGACAACCTCCATGCCATGGCAGCAATTGTATAAGCAAAGCTAAAACTTTTGGAGATTGGACGGAAACTGGCAAACCGACGATTAGTGAAAGAATATTCAGTTTTGCTGGAAGATGCATAGATGGACGAGCTAATTGTGGAAATCAAGGGCCTTGCGCAAAAATTGCAAGTTGTTGTGTATATACAGGAAGAGACGTACCTTTACAGACTGGCTTGGATGGTCAATCATTTCCGTTATGGAGTGGTGGAGTAGCCTGCACTACAGGAGGTGACATTGAACACAGATGTAGTGCTTGGGGTTACGATCCGTTTCCGAAAAAACCAGCAGAAGTATTCACTGTTTATTATGTAAAAGAAATACATGATGATGGAAGTGCAACCCTTGTTGTCAACAAGGGTATGGGGTGTTCTTGGCCCAAAGGTACTGTTGTAGGCATTGGTCACGCTGAATTACTAGACGCTGAAAATGATGACTTTGGTAGCACAACAAGAAACAACATGCCCAGAAATCCTTTTTTGCCAGCAGGAGCTACTCATCTATTAGGAAGTAGAGTATTTAACTACGATCAAAAAAGTTCTGGCGCTCCTATGGTGCTGTCAGATAGATGGGAAGTTTATGGAGAGTTTGATAATAAGACATTTGCTACCGAATATCCAATAGATGTAGAAGACCCTGCAATTCCTGATGGTAGAGGCAATCAGTTCACTCTTGGTCGTCCAGAACGTGGAAATACTGGTTTTATGGAAATAACAGTCGCAAGTATTGAGCCTCTCATAAGTAAAAACCCCAGACAAAATAGGCACTTAAAAATTTATGATAGAAGTGGAATATTAGATGCTAATGGAACATTCGATCCTAAAGACGCAGACATGCTTCCAAATCGTGATTATGCACATCCATTTGGATTAAATCCATGGCCTGTAGGAGTTCAAAATCATTCTTCAACTGGTAGAACGCAAGACATGTGGCCTAAAGGTGTTCCCATGGGATGGGAAAACACTGAGCATTTGAGAAAAGATCCTGTCGCTGCTCATACAGCTTTAGGAAGAGTTGGACTAAAGCCAACGGCTGAAAATTTAAACATGCTATCTGTTTATAATGAGGTATCACAAGGAAATACGACAACTCCGATCCCATTAATCATGCCAGTAACAACAGTCATGATTAATTCGATTGATAACGTTTATGCAACAGATGACGAAGATGGAACTTGTGTAGGAAAAGTAGCATACACAAAACAACAATGTCAATCTGGAGGAGCAAGCGCAGGAAGATGGATTCCTAGATTCCTTTATACAAAAGCTACAACTGGACAACCGCACGACATAAGTGATGGCGAAAAAATAATTGTCAGCGGATCTGTCGCCTATCCAGCTACTTGTAGAGGGACTAGGCTTGGTTATTGCCATGGAGATGTCTCGTTAACCATTAACGAATGCATGAAAGGTGTTTGCAAGGACGTTCAACATCCAAATGGTTTTGGCATAACCGGATCAATAAAAAAATATCATATTGATCCAGACACAAACAAACCTTGGGATACAGAACATGACTGCTCAATAGCGAGTGAGCAGAAAAGACAAGATTTAACTTCAAACGGCTGGGATCCAGATGGCACTTTTACTAAAGATCTAGTTTTCACTCCTAATGGACAATGGGTTCAAGTATATGAGGATCACGAAGCTGACGAACAAATATGCGAAGCTTTTGGTGGCGGATGGGTAGTTGGAAAAACCAATAATAAACAAGACAATAAAGGGCTATACGAGGATCCAACAAATGATTTTCCTGATGATTTAGATAACAAAGAAAAAGATTTTGTTCAAGGTTGTCCAGTAAATTGTCAAATTAATGGATTTATGATTCAAGATGCTTGTACTTCGCATTATGATTATGGTCAATGTTATGAGTGTCTCTTGCTAACAATAAAAGATGATCAAGGAAACGAAACTGAAGAATCCAGATGTCCTAGAGCTGAGCATGATGGAATGTACATAGCAAGGACGAATCCTGAAAGATACTGTCAAAATACTAATTATGATCCTGACTTTTCTAGCACTACAAATGGAAATCAAAGAAAACAAGCAATAGCCAATGCAAAGATAGAATGCATCAGAGCTGGTTTTGACTGGTATGGAGATGTACCACTTTCGTTAAAAGCAGATTCTAATGGAAATGAGCATTCATTTGAAATAGCTCTTCATGGCGAATTTAATATGGATTTTGTTGATGGGGCAAAAATCTATGGAAGCGAAAGAGTGCCTCTTAGAGCAATGACTAAAGGTAGAAATGTTAAGAGTGATTGGCAATTAGATGTTGAAGTCCACGAAGGAATTATTGTTGATCCTTTGGGTGACTTTAAAGATGATGCTAACTACACAGTACCAATAACAAAAGAAGAGTGCTTAACAGTAAGAGAACATGTGTGGATAGACACAACACCTGCTCGTCCACCTTCACCGTTTGGAAACACACAAACAAAAGGCACTGCAAATCAAACTCCTCTAGTGTCTTCTGCGTTTACTTCTGGATTTGGATATAAAACATATGGACAAGCAGGAACTAGTCCAACAGGAAACGTAGCAAACGGAACTGTAGGAGAATGTGTTTACATCAGAAAAATAAGACGGTTCATGGAAAATTGGATTCCCCGTACAAACAATACTGGCGTTTCCTTAATACAAACTAATGAGTTCCTTGAGGAAGATGTTGACGGAAATGCTGCCAAGATAGTATCTTCTCTTCAAGACGCCTGCGTAAGATCAGACAATTGTATATTAAATAAGAAGTTTGGTTGGTGTATGGATCTTACTGAGAATACACTTGGAACTTGTTATGAATATCTTCAAAACGGCGGAACTTGGAGAGAATCAAATCAACCAGCCAATAAATGTACTGATATATTTGTAGGACAACAACAAGTTATAGGCTCTAGCACGTTAACCACATCTTTGAGCGAAAGAGAAGCATGTGCAACAAAAGGTATGCAGGCTTATGGTGGAGGGATTGGAACTACGGTAAGCTCTACTGCTGTTGTAGATGATTTTGAATGTATGGATCCTCAAGTGCCTGCTTATCAGTCAACTTTTTCTTGTACAGTTAGTGATCCAGTCACTCAACAGCCTTATACAGATGAGTTTTCTTGTATCGTTGGTGGAGGTCAATGGATTGAGACACCTCCAGCAAAACCAATAAGAGGTGCTGGAATGACTGAAAGGGTTTGTAGAGAAGTAGCATTAGGACATCCAGTCTACAAGAATAATCAAGGAGAAGTTATATCGCCTGCTCCAGAATATGGGCCAAGTACAATGAACAAAGCCTTCCTTGATTTACAAGCATTGTCTTCAAAAGAGGCCATTGCTATGGGTCATGAGACTGGTATAGGAGAGACTCAAAGAGTTTACAAAGGTGTAATATACGCTCCTAATATTGAGAAAAATCAATTTATGGGTGGTAAGGAAATAGAAACCTATACTAAATATGGAGTTCAAGAAAATGAAAGAGCTGTATGGAGCAGACATGGCGGATCTTTCGATATAATTGTAGGGTATCCACCACCGGAAAATAATTGTAGAGACGCTAATTCAACCGGACCTGTAAATCTAGATTGGCATTTAGGGTTTGATCAAATATGTTGCAATGTTAGAGGTCCTTTGAAATTTTATCAATGTGCAGACAGATGTTATCATAATTACGAAGGTCCTTTAATTACAGATTTAGAGCAGGATTTTAAAACAACTGGAGTGTCACATCTGATTGTAAATGTTCATGATTGATATTACATAGATAAGAGGGATTAAGATGAAAGGTTTTTTTGAAGATACTGAAGATGATTTTATAGAACAGGTTTACAAACCAGTTCAAAAGAGACAGCCTAAAGTATTTGAAAACGTTAGGAACATTCCAACTCAAATGGGGTTTGATGAAAAATCTGGAAATTTATTAGTAACCCCTTGTCAGTGTGAGTTCAGGGATAGTCCAAATGGAATTTTTTGTGACAGGCATAAATGCTTAAAATCAAAATCTTTACATACGTTATGTCAAACTAGGCAGGATTACTTCCAACTATGGGAAGACGGGGTTGGTCCAATGCAAAACGCATTCAACAACGAAATGAAAAAAAGAGGATACAAACAAATAGAAATAACAGAAGAAGAGGAAGTAATAATAGACAAAAAGAAGGAAGAAGAAGAAAAATTCTTCATGAATGACCCTAGAATACCTGCTAAGTCTAGAGGTTTAGGAGACACAATAGCAAAGGTAACAAAAGCAACAGGCATTAAAAAAGCTGTAGATACTGTATTCGGAGTGATTAATAAGGATTGTGGATGCACTGAAAGACAAGCTAAGTTGAATAGAATGTTTCCTTATGGAAAAGGTAAGGAACCTCCTAAGAAAACAAAAGGCTTTTTTGAGTAATGGTGTATAATATATTAGAAAATAAGCTCTAAGGAGATTTAAATATGGCCGAAATTAGTTTTTTGGCTGGCTCCACTACTGTTAATCACCTAGCTGGTTCTGGCTTGGGTTTTTTCGGTGGTTCTTTTGGCCAGTCAGTACAGATCAATCAGTTTCAAGACACTACATTTATTACCGATGGTGCTGGAACTACCCAAAAAGGCTCTGCTAATAACGTTAAGTACTCTACTGATACCACAGCTTTTGCTAATGGTATTGTTGAAGCAACTGGCTTGAAGTACATTCCAAACGAAAAAGCCACACTAAATATTAGATTTACAAACGACAGCGCTGTTAGAACGCAAAACTGTAAGTTACGAATATTTGATAGAGTCAACAAAGATCATCCTGCTAGTGGAGTAATCACCAGAGTCGCTGAGATTATTCATCCCAATACTTCCTACTCAGTTTTAGGCTCTGGAGATGACACTTGGTACGGAAGTACTTCCCATAGTGGCACTGATGCTCAAGGCACTTATAACGCTTCTACTAATCCAAGCGACAGGCTTCCAGATGGAACTCTTACAGTTGGTGGTAGTGGAATTTTTGTACCTCTTGCTCAATCCCCCGGAGCATTAGGAGAATTTGCTGGCAATGGCTCCGCTAACACTGGTCAGTACACTCAACATGACTGGTATGTAGCAATCACAGCCTCGCCTGACAGTATCGGTAGCAAGACCCAATATGGTCTATACGTAGAGTTAGAGTATCTCTAAAGACTACCTTTTTGTAAGCACCAAAAAACCCCGCCAGCAATGACGGGGTTTTTTATTTTACTCTTCCTTCTGGGTTTTGGAATTCCATTTAACCCATCCATTATCAGGTAGCCAATTACCTTCTTTATCCTTGCGTTTGGGAAATAGTCTTCCACCCTTTTTCATGACTCCAAATGCTAGCTTAGCACCGCAATCAGAGCATCTAAGTTCATAGTATAGGTTGTCGTCTACATTCCTAACTTGAAACTTGATGTTGTCGCTTCCGCATTTTCCGCAAGTTGTTTCTTCAAAAATCTCTTGAAAGTTAGATAACTTTTGAAATAGTTCAATCTGTGTTTCAAATTCAATTTCAACACTGATTTTCCCGCTAGTGTAAGTTGCTTTCATTATAACCTCCAGTTAGCCTTATAACCTTTTATCGAATCTTGAATGGGTTCGCCATTCTGATACCCATTTAAAAACTTAATCATTTTCTTTGCACTGTCTCTTGTGACTTGGCCAATATTGGCGTAATCACCACTTCCTATATTAATAAACGACATAACGTCAATGTCGAGTTGTTTACACTTAGTATCTATAAATTGAACTTGTTGAGTGCTGATACTTTGATCAACTTCGTATTCTCCAGATGTTGGAGTCTTCTTTACAGATTCTTGTACGATACTAACAATATCTTTCTTCGCTAATTCTTCAGCGGCAAGACATCTTAGCTTTAAAGCTTTCCTCAAAGCTCTCCCTTCAGCCCTCGTGCTAGCAGTAGCGACAGGATGAGCGCAGAACAAATCATCAGTATTACCATGCCATACATCTGCTACCTCTTTATACACCCTATGCTGTCCACTGTTCATCCAGTTAAAGACAACTTTGAATACTACTGTTGCCCTATCAGGAGATGACCCATCCATAGCAGGAAATACTTGCTCTGGACCAGACTCTATAATGTCACCCAATAGAAACTCAGCGACTCTTCTAAGACCTGCACATATTGGATTACCATCAATAAGTTCATTTCTATGAAAATGAGCCATGACAAAATCATTCCACTCATCACTAAACATAGACGGACGGCCTTCTTCTCCAACGGATTCTTCAACTACTACTTCTTTGGCTTCTTCTTCCGTGTTGTCAAATAGTTCATCAAACATATCATCAGGGTTTTCAACTTGCATCGTTACAAAATCTTCATCTTTAGCCATGATAGCCTCCACTAATTCAACTAAGTCTTTTTTCTTTGCACCATTAGGTATGGCGCAATTATGATCATCCAAAATTTGTTTTAATTCATTTATTGTTTTTTTACTATACATTATGTCTCTACTTCAATAAGCCTCTTTGTTGCTGGAGGAAATTTGGCTTCAATCTTTCCAACTTCTTCTAGTACAAGAGCTAAGGCTTCTCTCATATTTTTATTTGAGAGGTTGCGAATAATGTTCTTCACACGAAGAACTACAAATCCCCTATTAATTAATAAACCAGCTTTTTGAGCATCTGCTCGAATATGACGCTCAAGACTCTGCTGCCCCCAAATCGGTAAGAAATGAGCAGGGCCATCAATTTCAATGGCTGTTTTTAACGCAGGAATGAAGAGGTCAATTTCAAGATTTTCATTTTCCACTAATCCTCGCTTATGAAATATAACATCATATCCAGCATCGGTCAATCCCTCATAGATGAATTTCTCAATTTTTGAGCCTTCTTTTGAAGCTTTTCTTACAGCTTCAGCAGCTAGCTTTCTCAGGTTAGCTTTGTCTTCGTCAGACATTTCCGCCCATTGTTTTTTGGAAAGTTCTGAACGCCTTTTTCGTTCATCTTCTTCCATTTCTTCCCAATAACTAGCCATACCATTACTGATTGCAACTTTTTCAGCTTCTGTTCTTTTCTTTCCTCTTGTTGGATGCTCATGCCTGCCATTTTCTATTGCTACAGTTTGAGCCGAGCTTTTGTCACGAAGATTAATCCCAAGAGTATTCAATGCTCTCCTGATTTTGTTCGGATAAGTTTTAAGCTCTTGAGCTATTTCATATGTACTTTTCTTTTCATTGACGTATTGTTCAATGATATATTCCTTGTACTTGTTTATAAACGCACTACTCATTTGTTATCCTCACTATTTCTTTTATGTTAGTATTTTCTATTATATAGTCAACTTTTCTATTTGAATAGTTTTCTATTGCTTTTGCGTGGTCTTTACTTCTGGCTATAAGCTTCGTTTCTTTAGGTATAAAAGCTTGTATTGTTTTTTCATATTCTCGTCCATGATTTCTAATCCACTCAAGGTCCCAAATATAAAAATACTTTGATTTTGGTGCAAAGCACTTATTCATTGAAAGCGAAGTAGAAACATTTGTTGAGATAAGATTTCCACTAAAGTTCCATATTTCGCTCATAGACATAGTAGCGAAGTTAGGCTCGATAATATTTGCTGAAGAATTTTCAAAAAATATTAAAAAGTCTTCTTTTCCTCCATCGTCAATGTAATCATTAATTCCTTTTATTAATGAAAACGATAATTCGCTAGCTGTAGTATCAGTTACTACAAAACCTATCTGATTATTTTTTTGCATTAGCTTCTTCCTTGTTTAAGGAATACCATTCTACAGTTTTTGCAATGCCTTCTTTTACGTCAGTGGTTTCAATATCTATGTATTTTTTCATTTTTTCTACTGAAAGAAGCTTTTTCATTTGGCCATCAGGTTTTTCAGTATTCCAGAATATCTCTCCTTCATAACCTACAGCCTCATTAATATATTCTACTAACTGCTTAATGCTTATGTCGCTTCCTGTTCCTATATTAAGTGGGGTTGTGTTGTCTTCATATTTCTGCAAAGCTTGAACTATTGCTTCAGCTGCATCATCTACATACATAAACTCTCTCATGGGAGATCCAGTTCCCCAACACTCAACCTGCTCCTCTTCTTTATGTTTTGCCTCTACGAACTTTCTAATCAAAGCTCCGACAACCTTTGTTCTGACTAAATTGAAGGTATCATTTGGCCCATAAAGATTTGTTACGCAAACAGAAACTGAATTGAATTCATACTGCTTGCTATAAGCTTCAGAAGCAGCCTGCAAGACTCTCTTTGCTATCCCATGAGCGCGAATAGTCTCGTTTGGTAAGCCATTCCAAAACTGATCTTCTTCTAAAATTTCCATTCCCGTGTCTGGGTAAGCACAAGAAGTCATTATTGAAATAAGTTTTTTTACTCCTGCCCATTCGCAAGCGTGATGCAGGTTTAGTCCCATTACAGCATTTGAAAATAAAATATCTGCTGGATACATCCTATTAAACTCTATCCCTCCATTGTATCCTGCTGCGTGAATGCAATAGTCTGGTTTCACAGAATTTAAGTAGTGTATGAGTGTTTGCAAGTCATTGAGGTTTACATCCCCATGACGAAGAGCGATAGGTTTGGCTCCTTTTTCTATAAGGTTATCAACGATAGCCCTTCCAAGAAAACCTTCTCCACCAGTGACTAAAACTATTTTGTCTTTAATATCTATCATGCGTATTGATGTCTTATTTGTAATAAAGGTGCTACTTTGATTAGTTCTTGTATGCCAGTTTTCATATCTACTTCACATTGAAAACCTTCATCACTTAATTTATCGTAACTTACTTCATAGTCTCTTTGGTCTGCGTCTGTTCCTATTTCTTCATAGTGAACAAAACAACCAGTATTCTCTTTAACATACTCTGCTAGTTCTCTTTTTGTCCAGTTAAGATGATTAGCTCCACAATTATATACCTTGTGTTTCCAATTACCCATATTCTCTACACCCATAGTAAAAGCTCTAGCCATATCTCTTACATGAATAAAGGTTCTACGAAAGTCTGCTTGAAAAATAGTTAGTATTTTGTTTGTAATAGCTTGGTAAACAAAGTCGTTTACAAGCAAATTCACCCGCATACATGGGCTAACACCAAACCCAGTTGCGAACCTAAATGAGACAGTGTTGTCTTGTGTACCCACCATCTCCTCTGCAACGCGCTTATTTACGCCGTAAAGCGACACGGCGTTTAATGGTGACTCCTCTACGCATGTGCCTTCTACTTTGCCGTAGACGCTTCCTGTGGACGCATAAACGAAAGGCATTTTTGGGTTATAAGCCTCTCTTGCGAAGAGCATATTTCTAGTGCCTTCTACGTTGACCGCCGTGGCCAACGCAGGTTGGGATTTGCAAGCCGGAAAGCCAACAATAGCAGCAAGATGAATAATAGCGTCACACCCATGAACAGCCTCCTTCATTTGTTCTAAGACAGTAACATCACCATATTCAAACTCAAAGTTTGGATTTGTAGCTAGTGGAATTATTGCATCACATTGACCTTTGTGAAAGTTGTCAACGCATTTTACCTTGTAGCCCTTACCTAGTAGATGTCGGCATAGGACATTTCCTACATAACCACCACCGCCAGTAACTAGAATTTTAGTCATCGTATACTCCACCAGAATCAAATCTGATTATGTCATTTCTTTCTATTGGGTCTATCCAATATATTTCTAAAGCTTTAGTATCTTCTATTGCTTCAAATCTATGTTGAACATTAGGAGGAACATCCGAGAACATACCTTCATAAAGAATCGTCTCATCCTCACTATCCTGCTGATATATAATAACCTTTAAAGCTCCTTCTAGCACAATAAATCTGTTCCATTTATTTGCGTGCTTATGTTTGGAACAAAAGCCATCCTTATCAGCTTCAATATAATGGACTTCGCAAGAAGAGTTTTCAAAGAAGCAACTAGTTTGGCCCCATATTTTGCCCTGAGTTGCTCCGGTTAAAGTTTTATGCGACATATTAAAACCTTTAAATTAAAATTCCCAAATGTTTAAAAGGTAAACCCTCTTCTATTTCTTTCAAATTCCATTGAGTATAAGCTAGGTTATTAAGCCATTGTTCTCTATCAAAAATTTTCGGATTGTTTATTTCTGATAAATCATGGCTTGTTACATCCCAAGCTACAGATTTTTTACTAGTGACAAAAGACGGTATTCCTTCTATCACTGACTCTACACAAGAATTTGAGCTATGAGTAACGACAGTTGCTGCCAAAGCAAAATCTTGTTCAATAGTTCTTCCAGTAGACAACCTAATTCCTTCTGGCAACGTAGGTCCTCTCAATTCAAGAGGATGACCTCTATAGATTATTTTTCGATCTGATTTTTCTAATAGAAACTCAAGAGTTTTTGTTAACCATTTTTGGTAGTCATCAAGGTCATTTACATTTGCATCATTATAGGTTTGACCACAAAACAAAACGTATTTTCTTTTTTTGTCTGGTTCCTTCCAAGGCTTAAGTTCTACATTAAGGTCTTTAGCTCTATCACCGGGCATTTCTTCATTTTTAAAGTCTGCCTCATTGTTAATTTCATGTGCATAGTTTGTAAGACCGATAGAGTAATAGTTATCTCTTTTTATATAGCCACGTTCTCCTAGTATAGTTTTGAAGCCATTTTCTCTTTGTCTATCTGAAAGTTCTCTTCTTGGAAGATAGACGTTTGCAAAAATTTTCTTTTCTGCCCCCCAAACCATAACATTTTTAGAAGGTTTGTAATCTTCTATGTTCAACATTTTGACGCCATAATTTGCAACAGCTTCCTCAAATCTTCTAAGCGATTTTTCAGGTCTTTTTAATGCTTTATTATCTTTAGAAGCCCTTACTTCAGGAAGCGTATTCGCAAGATACCTGTAATATAAAATAGGCTCATTCATTTGGGGTATCCTCTATCGCTTTTATTATGGCTTGTTTGGAGGTGTATTTTGGATTCCATCCAATAGACTTCATTTTACTATTTGATACAGAAATTATTCTATTATCCCCCTTCCAATTAGCAGATTCTCCAAGCCATTCAATTTCTTTGTAAACTTCTAGTCCACTCATAACAGCTTTTGCAACCTCTTCAATATTTATTTGGTCGTCTGGGCATATATTATATTCCCCAGAAACACTTTTCATAGCAAGCAAAAGAAGCGCTTCTGTTACGTCGTTTATATGACAATATGGTTTTGTAGAACCGGGTTTATCGCCAAGAGCTTCTAGGATTGGGTTATTTAAAATTTTATGCATAAAATCATAAACAACTCCGTGGGTAAGACCACGCCCAACAGTCGCACACATACGAGCCGAAACGCCTCTTATCTGTCCCGTACTGGTATAGTATTTGAGGATACTTTCCGAAGCTCTTTTAGTCATACCATAAATAGAAGTTGGATCTGTTTTATCCTCTTCGCCATAAGGTCTAAAAGTTTCTTCTTGAAACATCCAATCGCCATAGTTGATTACAGACGATGCCAGTATCACCCTAGCGCCTTTCGGCGCCCATTGACAGACTTTTTGAGTGCTTAATATGTTACTGTTTAGTATCTCAAAAGGTTCGTTTCCTTGCATCTTAACAGTAGCTTTTGAAGCCAGATGAAAAATGTAATCAAAGTCATACTTTCGCATTATTGTTTTAAGCGTATAAAATTCAGGCTCGCTTTGGTCTGGATATCCTAAATCGCATGTATAATGCCTATCAACAAAAGGCGATGCGAAAGATTGTCTGCCAACAGTGACAATAGGGCCAAATATGTTTTTATAGGAGTGGAGTCTATGTATTAGATGACGGCCTATAAACCCACGACCACCAGTTACAAGCACGCTCATTCTTCGACTCCAAAAAGGGACATCTTTACATTAATACACTTTGCAGCTTCTTCTGGAAGATTAAGTTCCGTAAGTATCGAAGCGACTCTATCAAAATAAGTATGGTTTTCTACGACAGATTCATAACCAGCTTTCATATGTTTGATTCGTTCATCTGGATTTTTTATATAGAAGTCTATTAGCTTCTTGAATTCTTCTGGAGTCTTTGCAAAAACAATTTCGTTATTTGTGAAAACATCATTTGCCATTGATTCTACATAGTCAGAAATACAAAAACCTCCACTCATAAGAACCTTAAAAGGTCTTTCGATGATGTCGTATCCAAAATCTTGAGAATGTGGCTCACTAATATTTGGCGAGACAGTAGCAGAGGCAAATAAAGATCCGACATTTTCAGAAGCTATACTCCCCATATATTGAACTACAGGCCAGTTTCTATTTCCAAATATCTTTATGTTGTAATCACCGACAGGGTGACATAGTTTGATCAAATACTTGTCCAAGCATTTTGCTTTGTAAGGCCAATATCCGCCAACAAATCCAATGTCACATTTGAGAACGTCCACTGGCGGTCTCAATCCAAACTCAAATACATCAGCGCCATGTATTAAGGAAAAAGGCTTAATGCCAATGTCTTCCCATTTGTTATGCGTGTGCTTAATCCAGTTTTCGTGATAGTGGTTATGCACGAAGTCTGGTTTTCCCGTTTCTTTCTTTAGTCGTTCTAATAGTTTCTTTTCTTCTTTTGACGCTACTAAGATAGGATACTTATCAAGATCTATATCTTTTTGAATATCTCCCCAGTCTGAGCCACGCAGAACAACTTTCATATGAGGTCTGTGTTGGATGCATTTGAAAAGAGCTTCATCCAAGTGGTAACTTTGACCCATAAAGATGTCTGGCTCAAACTCATCAAAAGCGTCAAATGCCGGAGTTTCATCCTTTTGCCATATACGGACTTCGTAGCCCATAGACGAAAAAACTTTTGACCAAGATACTCTGATATAGTGATGGGCATTAAGTCCATCGCTACTTATTAGAACTTTCATACTTTTCTGCCGCTTCTTGTGCTTCTTCTATAGTGTGAAAAGGTCCAAGTTTAACCTTAACTTTGTTTTCCACATATTTCCAAGCATACCATTCATAGTTGTTTTTAATCCAACCCCAGTAGTTTCCCATTATTATAAGTCCTTTAAAGAATCTATTTCTCTTATTGTCATGCCTTTTGGCTCTTTAGCTCTTATTGTAAAACCGTTTTCTATTATAATATTAAATAATTCAAAAAGATAAAGTTTGTTTTTTCTCTTATCGGTACAAAGACTTTTTAACATCTTAAATGCTCCATCTTCAATATAGGCTATTTGCGACCATTTACTTGGCAACCCATAAGCAAATGTAGTTACTTTGTTTTCTACGACAGTTAAGCCTACTTCTTCTTCTTTGAATCTATTTTTTGAATCGAAAACAACGCAAGTTCCAGATGAGGTTATTTCTCTTATGGAATAAACATTAAATATTAAGTCTCCATATATAATCAATGCGTTATCGTGAGCAGAGGCATTTATTCCTATTCTTAAGCTTTCTACAATATTGGTTTTTTCGTAGTTTTGATTTTCTACTATTCTGACAAAACTAGGAAGGCTCTTTATAACCTTGTCAGCTTCAAACCCAACTACGACTATTATGTCGGAATATGGATATTCTCTTTTTATATTGGATACTGTTTTTTCTAGAATCGTTTCTTTTTGATTAGCTTTGAGCAAACACTTTGGTCCATACGACTTCATCCTGTGACCCATTCCTGCCACAGGTATGATTACTGTTAAAGGTTGGTCTGCTGATAAGCCGACACCTTTATCTTTTATTTTTGTCGTATGTCTGTTCATTGAGTTCTAGATTGCATTTTTTCCATTACTCTTAGCCAGTTTTTACGCCAAACTTCTTGATTGACAATAAACGAAGAGTTGTCCCCTGTAACCCTAACTTTGGTTAAAGATTCTGGCACATGAGCAATTATATATTTCTCACTTATTCTCATCCAAAGATCATAATCTTCACAAGTTCTCATGGTTTTATCGTAATAACCAGTCTCTTCCAAAACAGATTCAAGCGCTTCTTTTAGTATCAAAGATCCGCTATGCACAATGCATTCTTGAACAAGTCTTTTCCTGCTATAAGGCTCTTTAAATTCTCTAATGGTTCTATTGCTATTAACATGAAACGTATCATAGTCTCCATACACAACACCAACCATTCCTTCTCCACGAGCAAACACTGAAACACATTTGCTCACTTTACTTTCATACATTTCATCATCTGAATCAAGTATTGCGTAAATATCTGTATCTTCTAAGGTTTGTTTTATTCCTACGTTTCTAGCTTCACTTGGTCCAGAGTTTATATTTTTTATTGCAATAAAATTTGTATGTCCAAATCTTCCAGCACTTTTCTTTGTAAGAATATCTCCATCTTTGTTATCAAAGTATGAGCTTATAATTTCCCAAGATTCATCTTCTGACCCGTCGTCAACTATACATATAGTTAAAGGGCCGGGATAATCTTGATTGACTGCGCTTTCTATAGCGTTGTCAATATACTCTTCATCGTTGTAATTTGCTATTAAGATTGTGACTCTTGGTAAAGACATCTTAGTTTATCCCAGTCTGTTATTAAAGAATTAGATTCTAGTGTTTGGTCGAACTCTTCACCTTCTATAAGCTTGGTTTCAAACAGCGCTCCTCTATACCCATAGAGATATTTGTAAAGAACTGCTTGATGAAGTGTTCCACTCAAATTGTCTCCGTTCTTGACAAGAGCGACACTCTTTAGCTTTTTGTTCAAGGCGTAATGAAGCAAATCAGACGCATCTTCTGGAACTTCATCTCCGCACTTTAATCCCATGTAAAAACCATTCGCTGATAATCTAAATGAATCGTCTAGAATGGCTTCAAAAGACATATCTTCACCAACACAATGAACTCTAAAGTCTGAGCCATACAAATCTTCTAGCTCTGCTTTTACATGTTGAAGTATTGGCATATAATCTTCAGGAGAAGTGCAAGTTACCAAGACTCGTTTTGGTGGATATTTTTGTCTTTTAATTGATTCAAGAGTTTTTTGAAAATTATCCTTATCGAGGCTATCCATTACAATGCAGTAATTTATTTTAGGATATGTCTCTTGGTTTAGTTGCTCTATGAGGTTTTTGTCTGAATGAGCGGTCTTCCACAACTCTTCTCTATAAGTGGAACACCAAGCCTTGACAACAAAAAATTCTTTATCTTCGTCATCAAAAGCTTCGATAATTGGTGTTTTTCGTTCTTTGTATAATTTTATTTTTCCAAGATCGCAACCAATCTGAGTGTCTTCTTCCCAAGTGGCAAAAATGCAATCTTTGCAAGAGGTGTTTATTTCTTGTAATAATTCTTTCATGGTCTAGTTGCCTCTAATATAGCTCTGATTCCTGAAATTCTCTTTTTAGTAACAACCAATCCTAAAGATGTCAAAAAATCAGCAAGTTCTTCTACACTGCTATGGCTAAGCCTTACATCCCAAGGAGCTTGAAAAGTTCCATGTATTATTTTATTGAATTGGTCTATGTTTATTTCTTTATCTAAGAAAGATTTGCAAACTTGATGAGTGTCAACAGAAGTTATTACTATTTTTCCTTTGTGTCTAATCTTTTTTACCCAATGCTTAAGGACTGTAAAAGATTCTTCTCTGTGCAAAAAGTCGATAACATCTTCGCAGATTATTTCAGTGCATTCTGCATCAGAGGCTATTGGGTCTATATTTCTGATGTCTACCGCAATGTCATCAAACTTGCTTATAGGATCTATATTTATGTAGCCATTGAGCTTTTCTCTTTGGCCAACGGATATTCTTATTTTCATCTTAGCCTCTATAAATGAATTGCGAAGATATTTCTAAAGTCCGATTCCAACTGTCAACAAATTTTGAAGTAGAATACTTTTCTGTAATTGTATTTCTTGCATTACTTCCTATTTTTTTTGCTAAGTCTTCGTTATTTAGAAGATCTACCAAATATTGTTTTAGCTCTTCTGGATCATTACTAATAAACCCATTGACTCCGTTCTCTATTATTTCCGGTATCATGCATGTTGCAGTGGTGACTACCGCACATCCACAAGACATAGCTTCCATAAGTGCTGTTGGAACTGGAGATATTGTTGAGGTATTAAGAAATATCCTACTGTTTTGGTAGGTGGCGACAAGCTCTTCAATTGAAGCAGCTGGTTTAGATAGACCCGGAGTATCGCCAACCACCTTGTGTGGTAAACCCTTTATTACATCTTGCCATAAACTAAATCCACAACACCAGTCTCTATTTACCCAATCATTTACAACAGATAGAATTTCGTCGCTTCTATCTCCTTCTAAAGGGCAAAAAAGTTCAGTGTCTATGCCGTGAGTTATAACTTGTGTATCATCTTCAAGGTCGCGATTATCCCAACCCCAAGCATTGATGCTGTAGTCTGATATAAAAACATTTACATGACCTCTCATTTCCCTTAGTTGATAAAGCATAGATTCACCCCAAGCAGGCATTGGCAATGTATGCTCTAGACTTACCAAAGGAAGGTGAAACTTAGTCGCAAGTTCTTTTGCAATTTGGAATTGACCAAACTTGTTCTGAGAAAGAATTAAATCAAAATCCACATAGTCGGGTATTTGAGCTTCTCCTAAAGCCGGATCTAACAAAATATAGTTACTGGGAAGTTTAGCGTATGTTTCGTTCCAGTCTTTTATTCCCTCTGCTCTATAAGAATAGAAATTATGACCAGTCTTACACAGCATAGTTTCATATCGTTCATGAGTTGGGAACGTTAATATATTCAATTTTTCTACCGGAGTTCTTGTAGCTCCTCTAATAATGGAAGACATCTTAGTTGGCATCTAACAACTCCTTGATAAGATTTCCAATGTTCAAGTGAGAGTAGCTATAAGCCTGAGTTAGTCCTTCTGATTTCATATTGCTGAGACTGTCTTGATTCTCATAAACATGCCTCATGCTTTCCATCAAACCTCTGATGCTAACAGAACACCAATCTTCATTGCATGTAAACAGCTTTTTGAAAGTTCTTGTCATGCCAAAGACAGGCTCCATAGTTCCCTCAACTAAAAAGCCACCATTCTTAATAAAATCTTTCATGCCTCCTATGTTTGTACAAATAGGAGTTTTTCCAAAACCCATTGCATCAAATGCAGGAATACACCAAGCTTCTCCATAGCTTGGCATTACAAAACAATCTCCTGTTGCATGAAGCCTGCACATGTCTTCAGGACTTAGGTAGTCCGTAATCATCAAGTCTTCTTTGTATTCTTGAATGGTGCTGAATTTTTTTAATCCAGCCTTTATTGCGTTTGAAACATCCTTTAACTTGTTCGCAACTTCATCAGGTTTTAGACCATATTGACTCGTTTTTATAAGTAAAGAAACTGGCTCGCTTGGTTCAAATTCCATATGAAAAGCTTTAATTAAAGCTTCCAAATTTTTTCTTCTGTTTAGATCAGCTACTGTGTAGAAAACAAAAGAATCTTGCAGGTTGGGAATATGTATTTTTTCATAGGATCTTTCAAATTTTGAAAAATCTGTTGCATGAGGAACTACCTTTATTGGTATCGTTACTCCACTATCCCTCGAAGCTTTTACCATTTGGTCATTTATAACCCAAGCTTCATCCATCATATTGATTTTTCTAGCCCAGCCTGAGTCCTTGAAATTACTAGTCTCAGTAGCATAAAGAGCTATATTTTTCTTAAACTTTGGACTGTATTCCATTAAGTGAGGAAGGACATGCTGTATGCAGACATCTGCTCCGTATCCGCTATGTTCTTCTAGCTCTTCGATTCTTTCTGGAACATACCCGCTTGTATTGTCTAACCTTAATGGCCTTGGGACGACTTCTATGCCAGCTTTGTCCATTGAAAGCATATAGTCTATAGCGGCATTGCCCCAACCTGTGCCATCTCGGTAACAACCTACATATAAAACTTTCATTATTTTATGTGCTGCTTTCTGAGCTTTTCCCAATCATTTCTTCTATTACAAAGACCTAGCATCATATTATACGCCTCGTCTTTTCCGAAAGGCTCGAATATAGGTCTAACAAATTTATATGAGTCTTCGTTTAGGTACATTTCGCCTGTACCATTTATATACATTCCGTAATTTAAGTCTCGAATCAATCTAGACTCAAAATAGGTGTTTAGTTTTTCAGGCTCACCTAGAACATTTACTATTAACCATCTAGCATATTCAGAAGATGACATCTCTGTTTTTGTCTGTGGTTGTGGTTGATGAAGCCGAGGAGAAGAACCCCAAGTTTGCTCAAAAGGTTTTATATCAACTGAGTCAAAGTAGTCTTCCCATTTTTTTGCCGTCTTATCCCATTGATAATATTTTTCAAAGTTAAGGCGCGTATTTTTAGAAAGAGTATTTATTTCTTGTTCTGATTTATTAAAGAACTCTTTCATTTTTTCAGCTGTGTAATCATTGTCTGGAACAGCTCTGTCACAACCAGTTTCTAATTCGCTATAAAGGGTTTTTACTTTTAAAGGTGTTCCTCCTAAATTTCTCACAACGCTAGACATGGCTGAGTAATCTATGCTCATCACAGGGACTCCACAAGCAGCTGCCTCAACTTGCGGTAGTCCAAAACCTTCGCTATTAGCATATTGTATATATAAATCAAACATATTCATTATATTTGAGAGATATTCATACGAAGCTCCTTTTTGCACGCTAGACAATCCAGCATTTGAACTTCCGCATATTTTGCACTTTCTCTGTGCGTCAGAGAAGAATGCAGGAAAGCTTTGATTACAAGTGTTACAAGTATATGTAAAAAGAGTTTTACTAGCTATTTTGTATTTGTTAAGAAGTTTTGGTATATCCCAGCCTAAATCTGGGTAACTAGTGTGGCAATATAGATAAACATCTTTTCTTCCACTTATATCCAAAAACTTTCTGTAGGACTCAAAGAGGTCTGGAAATAGTTTCCTTCTTTGGTTTCTCATCACGGTTCCGACAAACTTAATATCGGAAGAAAACCCCATGTTTACCTTATGTTGACCTTTGTCTTGTACTGGTTGATAAGCTGCATCAGCAGATGGAGGAGCAGAGCCTAAACATTTGATATTACCGTTAGACTCTTTTTCTAATACTTCATGACCCCATTGAGAGTAGTTAAAAACACCGTCTGCGTTACAAAATGTGGATAACCATTGTTCATTTTGAGGAGCAGCGTCTACGGTAGGCATTATCGCCCAATTAAAATATGGCCTAAAGGCAGACCTGTCTTGGTATTCAAACATCCAAAAGTCACGAATGTCACAGACGATATCTGGAAGAAAGTCAAGTAAAACCGACTCAAATTTCCATTCACCAAATTGGTTAGTGGGTATCTCGTCGTACTGTTGCTGTTGGCTGTCTTTTGTTGGTAGGTTTCCATAAAATTTCCAAGGAATGTCTACTCCTCGTGGATCTCCATCTTTTCCATAGCTTGCAAATTCTGCCATCTCATATTTTTGAGTAGCGTAGAGAACCTTCATTACTTCTCTTAGATACGTAGCGTATCCAGTGTTTAAATATGTGGCTTCCCCGCAAAAAAGTATTCTCTTTTTTCTCATAGATTTGTTTCTCTCAAAGACTTTATGATCACATCAATCTGTTTGATGACTTCTTGCTTTGTTATAGACATCAAATCAGCAATTTCAGCATTTGTATAATTTTGAGATTTTAGCTTAATTAAGAATACCTGCTTTTCAGTTAAAGAATCTGGCAGGCAATCTGATATTTTTTCTGAGATATTATAAGACTCTTCTACAACTTTTGCATATTCAAACGTTATAGAATCTTTTTTTTCATCTTTTTCTTTTAGGTTGTTTATAGCATTTCTTATACACACCGTGGCAAAAGTGCTAAACTTAGACCTCTCTGGATCATGCTCTCTTATTGCTTTAAGAAGTCCTATCAATCCAACTTGTATATAGTCATCAAAATTTGAGTCGTTCAAAAAATAAAGAGCTTGAGATACAACTAATCCATAATGATCATGAACCAGTTCTTCTTCAAGCTCTTTGTTTGTAATCGTCTTGTTTTTATATAAATTGCTCTTTTGGTTTTGAGTTAAAGAGCTTGAATTCTTTAACTCTGAACTTTGTTGCGAACCTTTTGTTTCCATTTTTGTCAGTCCAAGAATTGTTTCTAGCAGAGGCCACTAGATCAATTATATCGCCTTTAGAGCAATGTTTGCCAATTGCATCACCCCCAGAGTCCCAAGCCTCAAAATCAAAGAAGTTAGTTGTCTTCTTTTTTTCGCCGCTTTTTTCTCTTCTATATTCAGTTATAGCTAAAGTAAAGGTCCAAAGTCTGGTATTGTCAAATTCAACCATTTTTGGATCTTCTGTAAGTCTTCCAATAAATCGGCAGTAGTTTGAAATAGTATTCATATTTTTCCCTATCAGGTGTGGTGTCTTAACTATTTTAAGCGTTGGGTTAAGATAATTCAATAACGTCTTCTACTATGAATCCGTCGTCTATTTGATTTCTTATATTTCTGGAATCTTGACCTTTTAATATCACGTTGTTGCCCTCATAAAGAACATTTTTAAACTTTTGCCAATTATCTGCAAATACGGTTATAGTATCTATAGTTCCAGTGTGATCTTCTGCACAAATGAAAGCCATCTCTACGCCTTTCATCTTTCCTCTTTTTGTCACATATTTTTTGACATCAGATATTGTCACAGCCATCTTGACATTCTTCCTCTTGCCAGAGGAAAATTCTTTGATTGTAGTGTTGGCTAGACTAGTGTTATAAGACTCAATTCTAGAATGACTCAAGGATACTCCAAGGTAGTTCTCTTCTGTCCTGACTACCCATTCAGGCTCATCTCGTAATGAATAAGAAGGATTTTCACAATGGATGACTAGATCAGATATGATCTGAGATCTTTTTGCGTTGTGAGTTGCACCTCCAGATTTTTTAGTTGGAGACATTGCTTTCAACAAACTAACTAAAGAATCAAAATCTGATATATTATCGACAGCCCATTCCTGCTCTTTCTTGGTTATGTTGCTCCAAGTGTCAAGCTCGTCTAACATTCGTTGCCTAGACTCAGGAAACTTATGAAAGAACCCTATGGATATTAAGGCTATTATCATTCTAGAATTGCATTTCGACGAAGCCAATATCAGAAACTCATACCATGTCCAGTCAGCAAAAGGTTTGTTGTATGATTCTTCTGCTTCTGCTATTACAGATTTCATCTTTTCGACTTGCTTAAGACCTACAGTTTTTACATCTAAAAATCCAAAGCATATTTTTTCGTCGATTATGTCGGTGTAAGTGTTCATGGCCTTGAATGACGGAGGATTGATGTATATATCTACATTCTTAGCGTCATTTACAAGCTGTTTAACTTCCTGCTGAGGGTCAGGCTTTCCAGACGAATGCAAAAGGTAGTTACAGTAAAACTCAAGAGGATGATGAGCCTTAGCATAAGCACTCCAGTAAGCGCAAATAGCGTAAGAAACAGCGTGAGACTTATTGAAAGCATACCTGCTGGATTTTTCAATCCAACTAAAAATCTCTTCAGCAACTTCATCGCTTACAACCCCTTTTTTAGACGCGCCTTTGAGGAATGATTCTTTGACCTTAGCCATAAGGTCTGCCTTCTTCTTACCAATCGCTTTACGCAGGTTATCAGCTTCTTGAAGATCAAAGCCAGCAAGCTGCTGAGCTATCTGCATAGACTGTTCTTGGTAAACAAGGACTCCTTGAGTTCCTTTTAGAATTGGCTCAAGAGATGGATGAAGATAAGTTATCTCTTCAGCTCCATTCTTTCTGTCAACAAAGTGTTGGGTCATTGTTTTGCCATCTACTATGGCTTTGAGGGTTCCCGGTCTGATAATTGATATCAGAGCAGAAAGCTCTTCTATATTTCTTGGTTGAACTCTTTTAGCCCAAGACTTGCCTAAGTTACTTTCTAGCTGGAATACACCTTTAGTTCTTCCAGAACATATCAAGTCCCAAGTCTGAGTATCATCAAAATTAACTTCAAGTGGATTGAAATCAGACATAACTCACCTTAATTTATCAAATATATGTTTCACCATCCGCAAACGATTTTTCAAATGTTATTTTTGGAGCTACTCTTCTATGAAGCTTCATGAATCGAATCATTAAATTGGCTGTATCTTTAACATCTTGCAATGCATCGTGAGCATTTTCTTTACTCATACCAAATAGGTCTCGCATTGAATCCATGCTTAATGACTTTACGTCGGCATTGTTTTCCATCCACATCCACATAGTATCCATTACATCAACTCTGTGAATTTTATTAAATAAAGTTTGCTTTCCGGTCTTCTTGTCAATTGGCCCGTATAGTTCACACATTCTCTGTACAATCGGCATATCAAAGCCAACAATATTGTAGCCAGCTGCGATTGGTGCGTAAAACGGCTTGTTCTTAAAATTGTACCTATTTACAAAGTTTGTAAATTTCTTCCAAACTGTTCGTTCCGATGGAGCTTTTGCCAATTCTTCTCTGGTTTTTCCGTTGACTGCTAGAGCCTCGTCTTCGATGGGGTCTAGTCCCATACTAATAGCTTCGTCGTCGTCCAATACAGGACGTATGAGGCTTTCAAAGTAGCCATCCGGTTGCAATGTTAAGTTTCTGCCATGAATCGCAACTGCGGCAATTTGGACAGGCTGGGTTTTATCAGGATTTCTAGAACCTGTTTCAAAATCAAATACAATTATGTCTCTATAATTCATCTCATTTTCCTTCTCAACTCAAAAAATTTATTCAATGCTTCTTCTATATCTTCATACAGACCACTAAACGAACGACAGTGAACCTGATATTTTATCTTTTTATTCATTGGTTCATAAAAGTCATTTATCATGCATATGCTAAGACCTTTGTATTCACTATAGCGTCCACTCGTTATTCTTTCTCTAACGTTTTGTTTGTAGCTTTTTTTATACATCTTTTTTCTCTAATTGATCTCTTATACCCATTAGTTTATCCATTAAGGAAATACCCAGTATATCAAATTTGACATGACCCATTGATTCAAGGTCGTTCATTTCCATTCCGGCTATTTTGTCGGAGCTTCTTTTGTCTCTAACCATTGGGCAAACATCATCTAGTTTATGAGAAGATATTACGACTCCTGCTGCGTGTTTGCCTTGTGACTTAAATGTTCCTTCAATGCGCATAGCTTGCTTAAAATATGTAGCTAGATTTCCTTCTAGCTCTCCATCATCATTTAGCCTGCAATAGTCTCTCAAGGCTTCTGGCTGGTTCATCAATGTCCATTGAATCACAGATGGCTCATCCATTTCAGCCAGTTGGTCAGAGACTTCGTGTTCGTGAGGCAGGCTCTTCGTTATCTCTTTCATTTCTTCGTATGGACAAGCTTCATTTATTCTCAAAACTTCTGTTAATGAACTTCTTCCTTGAAGTCTTCCAAATGTCACCATTTGACCAACTCTATCATTGCCATACTTTGATCTAATATAATCTATTGTCTCGTCTCTTTTGGTAGCTGGGACATCAATGTCGATATCTGGTAAAGATACGTGTCCTCCAGTATTTCTACCGGCATTATAAAATCTCTCAAAGATCAAGCCATATTCCATTGGGTCAACTTGAGTTATCCCAACTAAGTATGATACTAGACATCCAGCAGCAGAACCTCTACCCGGACCGGGAATGTAATTCTTCTCTACTACACTGTTTACAATATCTCTAACGATTAAAAAGTAACCAGCTAAATTAGCTTCACTAATTACATCAAGTTCCTTTTTTATTTGTTCTGTATAAAGGTCTTTTGATTGTTGGTTGTTTATTTTCCCACTAGGTTCTAACCTGTTCTTCCAGCCTTCTCTACACAGTTGTCTTAAATATTGGTCTTCTGAAATTTCTTGTGGGCATTTGAATTTAGGCAGCATTGGCTGGCCTAAGATATTATAGTCTTCACACATAGAAGATATTTGCATCGCCATGTCAATTTCGGCGGCAGTGTTTACCTGTTGTATTTCTTCTAGCGTTGGTATATGAAAAGAGTTTGAATTTAAAAAACCACTAAATGCTGAATCGCCAGTTTCTTTTAATCTGCTCTTTGCTTTGCGAAGAGTGGTTTTCATAGAGGAGCATAACAGTAATAATTGATCTTCTGCATCCTCTCTTCTTGGGTAGTGAGAATCAGCAGTTGCAACAGACTGGAATTTGTATTTCTTGGCAATATACCTTAAGCCTTTAGCAACAACGGTGGCTGCTGGAGATTTGTCTTGGTCTATTGCTTGTATTTCTATAAAGAAATTGTCTTTGCCAAATATTTCTTTGTACTTATTCGCTATGAACAAAACGTTGTCAACCCAATCGGGATGAGTAAACCTTATAGCCTCTTCTTCTGTTTTAGCATTGTAAGCAGACTTTGGATCAATAAATATTGCATTTGCCAAGTCGCTGCCAAGATGACCACTAAATGCTATGAGGTTTCCATCTGCAAATTGACCGAGAGTATTTAAGTCAAGTCTTGGCTTGTAATAATAATTTTCTTCGTCATTGCTTTTAGAAACAGCTTGGATTAGGTTATGCCAACCCTTTTTGTTTTTAGCAAGCACGCAAAGATGACTAAGCTTCTTATTTTCGTCGTTCTTCACAGTGCAATCTTGCTGGCTTAGGTAGAACTCGCAACCAAGAATAGGTTTAATATTCTTTTTCTTCATTGCCTGAGTGAAAGATACAGCCCCTGATATAGTGCCGTGATCCGTTAAGGCGCAAGAAGTATAGCCAACCTCAGAACATCGTTCAGCAACCTGTGAAGGCTTACTGAGGCCATCTAGGAGGCTATAGTGCGTATGAAGGTGTAGTGGTGTCCAACTCATTTTTTATCGCTATCGTCTGCCAATCTTCCACCGCCATCTCCGTAGGTGGCGATTTTGTCAATTTTCCCAAAACTCTCAACAACCTTGACTATACCCCTATGTTTTATCTGGTCACGAATATATTGGCAAACACTTTTTTCAGCGCCTTCCTTATAAGGCTGGCTAAATTTGCAAAGTTTTTGACATTTCCAGTGACTGTTTTCATTGGAGAGTAATCTTGGTTGCTGAATATCTCTTATCTGCTCAAACTTTTGCCTAAGTATATCTTCGGCTTTTTGGTAGTCATCCTCGTCAAAAACCATCGAGAATAATCCGCCGCTATTGATGTAATAAATACTAACCGAGAACTCTCGTTCTGGGTACATATTTTTCAGAGCGTAGTAGTATAGCAAAAGCTGAGTGTCTTTTTGCAACTTTTCGTGAGTTTTTTCTTCTCCCGTAGCCCAATTTATTCTTTTGCCGGTTTTGTAATCCAGAATTTCGTAATATTCGTCGTCATGTTTTAAGATGAGGTCAACGGTTCCTTTGATTGATAGATAACCCTCTATGGTCTGATCTTCAAACTCGTACTTGTACTTTGCCCAAGGTTTCTTAATCTCAATGTCAAAGAAAAGCTCTGTTGCAAAAACTTCTTGGTTTCTTGGATCTAAAGCTCCGCCTTGATAAGCTACAGCTTTTTCTGCCCAACGAAGACATTGCCTTTTTTCTTTCTCCCCAAGGTTAACTTCTGGAAAAGCATTTGTGTAATACTCAAAAGCTATATCATTAAGAAGCTCAAGATCGTCGCATTCTTCTAGAGTTAGATTCCTTCCAGTCTCTTCATCTTCTACAATATCTAAACCTTTGTTCATAGCGACTTTTTTGTCGCCAAGCGTTTGCATAACTTTATGGGTAATAGTACCCATCAAAGCTTTTGCATTTGTCTTGTCTTTGAAAGAGAGATTGTATTGCAAAAAGTATTTTTGCTGACAAAATTCTAAAGTTCCAAGACTACTGCTCCTGTGGTAACAGACTATCATCTAGTGATTCCAATTCTGATATAGGCAGATTGTACATGTCTGCGTGAGCTACGAAGTTATTTGAAGGATCAAGCTCACCTTTTGGTACAAACCTAGCTTCGGCAAAATAATCTTCAGGTTCCATTTGTCCTAATATTTCTATATTTCTAATTCCGTAGTATCTAGCAACGCCATTCTCATCTTTTCTGTAATCATCAAAATGTATGTTTACAAAAATATAAAGTTCAGGTCTTTGATGCACACTGGTTTTGGCTATCGAGACTTCGTAAAAGCCACGGTCATTTCCATCATCATCAATGCACGAAACAGTCCTTCTTTTAGTTTTTACTTCTACTTTTCGTTCGTCTCTAGTGGTGATATCAAAATTATATTTTCCAGAGCCTTCGTCACAACTAGTTATTTCAGCTCCAATATAAGACGCAACAGCTTCTTCTCCTAAGTAACCGGCAGCATTGCCGCCACCCCTAAGTATTGAATTTTTTATTTTGCCTAGTTTTTTGGCTTTATTCTGGGCGTTAGTCACCATTCTATCATCCCAGTCTATTCTTATGATTTTGTTGTCAGCCATCCCCATCCTTTCATTACTTCCATGAGAGCCATGTTAGTTTGATCAATATTCATATCAGCGTTATGAATAACATAATCAAACTCGTCGTATCCATCCAAAGCTGTTTCGCTATCGTGTTCATCTTCGTGAGGCTTTCTAGTAAGTCTAATAACTTTGCCGCCAGCCTTCTGAATAGACTCTACCTCGTTTGGAAACCTAACATCGGGAACAATCGCTAATTGTGTTCCGCTAGATAGGATTCTATTTATGCAAGCGCTAGTCCAAATATCAGGCTTGATGCCTCTACAAACGTCTGTACCGAAGTGTTGCAAAAATTCTCTTGCTGTCATGAAGCCACTAGCATTTATTATATTCGGCATGTTCTCCCACTTTATATTAATGGGGGTATTCTTATCTTCGTCTGTTCCGTAGCATTGCTCTTCTGTTAATCCAAACAGTTGTATTGCGATTGACTTCAAAGGATCTGCAAAGCTAAACGATCTAACAAAAGGCCATATGTTTCTAGAGGCGTACTCTAAAAACTCTTCGTCTTGACGATTTACATCTAGCATACCAAGACCTTCGATCTCTTGACCATTTTCATCAATTTCAGTTGCATTTACGAATAAGTTTCCTTTTTCATCCATTAGAAACTTTTCAAACACATCATTGAATCTAAGTTGGTATCCATGCAAGAAAGTTGCACAGGTACTTTTCCCACTTTGTTTAGCTCCAGAAAATCCAATTATATTAGTCATTAGTATAGCCTTTAAGTTGTGGTTTCAAATGCTCGTTTATTTCTTCAATAGACATCTCGCCAACATCGTTAGCAGGTATATCTATATCTATAATATTAAACAAGTTGCTGCATTTTTTCCTAATTTTTTCTTTGGCATTTTGTCCAGCCCCATCGCTATCAGTCAAAACAACCAAATTTAAAATGTTCATATTTTTTAGTAGCTCAATTTGTACGTCAGATAAACTAGCACCAAACATTCCAACTACATTTTTTATTCCAGACTCCCAAAGTCTCCAAACATCTCCTTGACCTTCAACTAATATGGCAGTACCACATGATTTTATAAAGTCTTTGGATTTGTTTAGAGCATAAAGCCATATGTTTTTTGAAAAACCTTTACTGTTTTTCCATTTCATATTGCTGTTTTCTATCATTGACCTACCAACACATCCAACAAGCACCTCGTGTTCTTCATCGTAAACCGGAACGACAACCCTATTACTCATTGGTTTACCAGCATCTAAACAAACGCCAACATCAAATTCATTTAAAACTTCTTCAGTAAAACCACGCCTCAAATAATAGTTAGGAGGCATGTGAAGCCTACCTCTAACTTTGTCTCTAGTATTATTTTTACTAGTGACTTTGACTTCTTCTCTTTTGTTTAATCCAAACTCTAGAGCAGAAGGACCATCTTTGAAAGTTACATTTTTAGCTTCTTCAAGAACTCTACTTCCATTAATTCCAAAAAAGTTAGTACAGAATTCAATTACTTCATGAAACTTGACAATAGAATCTTGATCAATTTCTCCAGATTCTCTAGCATCTCTCGTAAGTAAGGCTCTGACAAGACCAATAGGGGTATTGATAAATTCAGACATACAGGTTTCTCCATAACTTTCAGACCAACATTTCCATCTTCCATAGTATGGATGGTCAGGTTCTAAGTTAATGGAAAACCCCATAGGGTTGTTACCTCTATGAATTGGACATGGGCATGAGCCAAGACCCACCTCCATTCTAGTCCCAAAGTGTTCAAGCACTCGGTATATATTGTTGATAATTAAATCATCATACACCTTGAGTTGTTTAGATCGTTCTTGTTTATCTTTGGACAAACTGAAGCTCATCAAAGTTTCTTTCATCAAAATGGTTTTTCAGGATCAATATCTTCTTCTATCTTGAACTCTTCTTGTTTGTCATCGAGTTCGTTATCGAAGCCTTCTTTTTCTTTTTTATTTGCAAGTATGTATTCTGATTTGGTGAAGCCTTCGTCAATTCTTCCAAATTCACCATTAAGGTGCATGTTAATGTAATCAAAGTCGTCAGAGAGTCCACCGCCGTGTCTAGCAATCAAAGGCACTAGTTTACGATTTCCGCTTTCGCCACCGTCTTCGGCTATTTCCTCCTCAGATTTTTTCTTAAAGATCGTTAGACTGCTACAAAACCATGAAAGTCTATCTGATCCACTAATAACATCTTCAGATTCACGAGTAATTCCATCTCTATTAAGTTGAACGAAAGACAAGCAAGGAACTTTTTCTTTAATTGTAAAGTTTACGAGCTGCTGCATTTGATAACCCAAAGCTTGAAACTCTTTCATGTCGTTCATTTGAGACGCACTGGTCAACTTCAAGTAGTCATAAATAATTAAACATGGGTTGCTAATTCCATTCTCATCGTACCCAACTTCTTTCTTAATCCATCGTCTCATTATGGATAATGTCTCATCAAAGCTAGTTCCTGCAATAGTGACATACTTGTAAGGAATTTCTTTTAGTTTTTCTACACCTTGTTTTACACGCTCCTGCAAACCACTTGATTTTCCAAATTGACCTGTAGAAATATCATTTATAGTAACATCGGTCATGCTTGCTAATAGACGGTGAATGTGATCTTCTCTAGACATTTCAGTGTCAAGCATTAGAACTGGTATTCCAAGAGTGCCAGCCACATGTAAAGCTACACTATCAGCAAACAAGCTTTTACCAGCCTTTGCTCTAGCAGCTATAAGGTCTACATTACCTCTTCTAAGTCCACCGCCGATGGACTTGTCGAATCTAGAAAACCCAGTGCTAATACCCATCATCTCTTGTGGGTTATCTATTAATGATTGAATATATTCGTCAATATCTTGACCAATGTCTTCTGGTTCATTGTCAACCCTACCTTCAAGTCTAGAACTAAACTCAAAGAAAGGGGTTTCACCTATACTGATGATCTCACTTATGCTTTCGTCACCAGTAACATCTTTAATCTTTATCTTGATTTGGGATGCAGTCTTGTCTACTTCTCTGGCTATCTCAAACTTTACAAGAATAGCTGCCTGATGTTTTACGTTGGCTTTTTCAATGTTTATTGCAGAGAGTTTTTTGTAATAGTCTTTTGGTACTCTTTTCATAAACACAGAATCTAGATCTATTTTCTTCGCTGCCGCATAAAGAGTGGGCAAGTCTACTGTGTCAGAGTCTTCAAATAATTTTTTCAGACAACTCCATACAATTTGATTTTCTTCTAAAGTGAAGGACTGTTCGGTTATTGCTCCATCAATATCTACAAAAGAATCTTTACCGTGCTGTATCAGTCCTGCTAGTACTGCTTTTTCTGCTGCTTTGTTGTTTAGTTCCGACATATATTCTCCTTTCCATTAACCTACACATCTACTACAACGATGATAACTACCTGTTTTATACGCTGGATTTATCTCCTCCTTTCTTCCACATGCGTTGCAAATTACTTCAACCATTTTGACAGGAGGTCTGCGAGGAGTGAGGTTGATGTCAGGCGTATCAAACTCTTCTCCTACAGCCTCTGTTCTGTCATCTACAAATTGATTTTCTCCAACTTGTATTGCTTCTTTTCTTCCGTATTGCCCAGCGGGAAGACTGTCACGTTTCATTGTGAAGTCTTCTACCTCCGTCCGCACCGACATCTGTGCTGACACCTTGTCGGAGCTTTTTGGCTCTGCATTTGCTGTTCCTGTTGTTCCAGCTTTTTCTTCTGGTCTAACTTCTTCTCCTGTGAGAAGAGCATACCCTTGAATAACTTTTTCAAAATCATTTTCTAGTATTCCATTTTTTATTAGTTCTAGTGGTGACATATTATCCCCTACTGTACTTTCTTCTGCTTAGTTCAAGCAGTGTGTCTGCTTGTTTTCTAATGTCTCTTATAATGTCCAGCGATGAGGCTACGTTACCATCAATCACTCTTTTGACACGCCAAACTTTTTGCACAAAATCGTCTTCCCTAATTACAGAGTTGACTTTGACTTCCCATTTGGTGTACTTATCGAATTGATTTGAAACTTTTGAAACTGCGTAGTTTATAAATTCTTCGCACCATTTGGCTTTAGCAACTTCTTTGTTGTGTTTCTTTTGTAGAAAATTACAGTAGTTGTATATGGCGTATGCTTTTTCACAACATTCTTCTGACGTAAGCGATTTAAGCTCAAAAGCAGTAAGTGATAATATTTTTTCTACTTCAGAGTTTGGTTCTACATGAATAACATCAGACATGTATGCATCTAGCCTGCCTACAAACTCTTCTAGTCTATCTATTGACAATGGATTCTCGCCATTCATCTTCAGTTCCTGAATAACTTAAAATAATAAGTTCAATATCATTATTCAAAAGCCAGTTAGCTTTATCTCTATCCCTAGCTTTTGATTTTCTGAAACCTTTTCGATCTCCATGAAAATGAGCGACAAACTCAAAATGTTGTCTCCCATGAACTTCTACCGCCAACGAATGAGACGGAATAAAGAAGTCAACGTAAAGCGTAGACTTTCTTGAAGGCTTGTGAGAACCAACAAGTGGCACTTCTTCAAGGATTGTATCATAGGGAAACTGCTCACGGAGTAACTTTCTTGCTAAAATGTGCAACTTACTTCGAGGTCTTGTCTGATCCCCTGAAACTACGCACTTTGACAGGTTCCAATTTCTTTCACGACCATCGAAACCTACTGCCTTCAAAACAACATTTCCTTTAATGAATTTTGCAAAGCAGGCCAAAGGTCGTTTGCGTCGAGAAAATCTCTGAGTTTTTGTTGACCTTGAAACTTGACCAGTTTCGTAATTTTTTCTTCATCGTCTTTGTCGATTCCTTCAGCCTCCAAAAGTTTTTTGATTGGTTTTGTGTCGTCGATTAAGAAATCGCATGTATACCAAGCTCCTGCTGCTGAAATTAAATCAAAGTCATTTGCTTGGTCGAATAACTCTTGTTTGTAATCAATACCTGTTCCATACCGAAGCCATCCAATGGCTTCAGCTCCTACGAACCCTCCAAGGGCAGAGGTGACTACTTTCCAATGTAAAGCTTGTCCAATTTGCCTTCCGTCACTCTTTTCTTTCCATGCTTGAATCCAAGCGATTTCCAGTATTGTATCCGCCTGATAACGAACCTTTACACCGCCATCAGCTACTTTCTTTTTGCCCATGCCGCCAGTATTGGCGATGAAGTGTGTAATCATAATAATGATGGCTCTTTGTTTAGGGACTACACTACTCATCTTCTTGCAAAAGTTGGATAGTATCTTAGGAACTCCCGGTCTATAATCACCTCTAACTTCTTCGTCTAGATCCTTCTGTGCTATGAAACTAGATATTGAATCAATAATTACCACGCAATTAGGATGTGATTTTACAATCTTCTCTACAGCGCCTAAGTATTTCTCTGCGCTAAGAGTTTCTCCTTCAGATTGGACAACAGTAATTTTACTAGCATCAAGACCATGAACTCCTTCAAAGTTCTTGGTGCTTAATCTACCCTCTACATTTACATAAAAGATAGGTCTTTCGCCATACTCTTCCTTTTGACAATTAGCAGCAAACTGCAAAGCTGTTGTAGTTTTTCCAGACTTTGGATCTCCAATCATCTGAATCCAAGTACCTTCTCTAAAACCTCCACCAAGAGCATAGTCTAGAGAAGGGCTAACAGGTATGATCTGCATATCCTGCAATTCTTCAAAAACGTCAGCTCCGTTTACAAGTATGTTTCCATACTTTTTGGTGATAGTCTTTAATGCTGCATCACTCATTTTCTAAATCCTTAAATCTAGACAGTTTGCCTTTTTTTCCAAAGGGTTGTCTTGGTTTTTCTAAAGTGTTGTCTTTATACTCTATCTCTTTTATCTCTCTACTATCTATCTTATCAAGCTTTTTTTGCTCAGCTTTGATTATAGGTTCTAGAAATTTAACACGAAGAGAGTATATATTTTTGCCTTTGTAAGAATTCAAGGCATTGATGATAGCTTTGTCGCTATATTTTTTGAGCAGGCCGTAAGCCTTTGTTACTTGGCTTTTGAATTTCTTTTGCCATTTGTCAGTATTCCATAACGCATAAGCAGGTCTACCAACTCTTTGTTTTTCTGCCTCTCTAAGACAGACCATTTCAGCAATATACTGAGCAGCGTTACATTCCTGCCCCGTTGTTTTGTGCTTGTAATTTTTGTTCATTCAAAATTCCTTTCTTAGTTATCAAACAGTCAGGAGATTGGTATGGATCTCTCTCCTCAAATCTTTCAGGCACAAGCTCAGGCAATCTCCATGTTTGGACTTTTAAGCTCTCGCCTTTTAATACACCAATGCTATAAGTATGAATAACATAGTCGCTGAACATCAAAGCTCCAGCACCCTTACAAAAAAAGTAGCCATCGTAGTCTGACCCAACTTCTTCTATATGAGTACGGTTTCTAACTTTTAAGTTTGTTATATGAAGATTGTTCTCTTCACAATAAGTCTTGAGTCTAACCCAAGCACTAGCGGGTTCAACATTCGGTCTATCATCATCCTGATAGATGATCTCTCCATTCGACAAGGTTGCTATCCAAATTGGATTATTATCTGCATAGGCAACAATGTAATCGTCAAATTCTTTTGTTAGTTGCATTATTTAATTTTATGAATTGCACTATGATTTATATTTTTAGAAAGCCTTTTGCCTCTAGTTGAATCAGACAACTCAGAAGCAGCAGGTGTCATAACTGTAGAACCACGATCATTGTGACCCATAAGACTAGATGCGTCATCAGACTTAGCTTCAGATGTATGCTTTGGTCTAGGCGAAGCTTTCATATACTTCTTGACAGAAGCTTCAGATCTATTCAAATCTTTTGCAATTTGAGAAATCTCTTTATCAGAGTTGTTTTCTATATAAAACTTTTCCACCTTGTTCAGTTTTCCAGTTTTCTTAGACATTTATCATTCCTCTCTTAGCCCAAGTAAATTGATTTCTCTCTTTATTGGTCAAGTAGTTTAAGTAGAAATCAAAAGTTTCTTTGCTAACTTTTGAAAACTTTGTGTGAACAGAACTGATCTTATTGGCATCAATTCCTTCTGGATCAAACAGTTCGCTTCTATAAACTTTTACATAGTAAAATTCAGAACCCTCTCCAGATAAGATGTAAGCACAAGCGTGTGCCACCTCTTCAGATAGAACTTCTCCATCTTTGCCATAGAAAGTGTATTCAATATCTTTGTCTCTTATGAACTCAGAAATGTCTTCAGTCATCATCGACCCCTTTCAAGGAGATGTAAAATGTTTCTTCTTCTTGCCAAACCTCCTCAACAATTAAATCCTCTGGAGGTGCTTGTAAATAATCTCCATGTATATCAATCGTCCAACTTTCGCCATCGCAAAAAGGACATCTGACTATCAGTGAAATGTTCTTGTTGCCATCTCTAAGTTTCACAAGATTGTATAAATGTTCTTCACAATCAGCACATTGGACTTCAAAATGTTCAATGTCTTCAACCCGTAAGCTATTGTCCTTATTAATGTCCTCAGACATTACTTCTTGCCTTCTTTAATATATTTGGCCTTCTGAGCTTTAGACATTTTGTTAATGTCTGCTTTTGTTGCGTCTCCAGACTTTTGCCACCATTCTTTAGGCTTATTCTTTTTAAGATTGCCTTTTTCTTGCTGCGCTCTTTTGTCTTCAAGCTCATATCGTCCCATGTTTTTGGTATTTGACTCAGCGAGCTGACCAAGAGTTGTTGGCTCACCTTTGACAAATCCCATAGGAACTTGATTAATTACTATCTTGATGTTTGAACTACCGCATTGACAAGGTTCTGGAGTTTTACCAAATCCATGAACTTGCTCGAACTCAGAACCGCAATCGTTACATAAATAATCGTAGGTAGGCATTAATCGTAAAGCGCGTCTAAAATGCGAGAAATAATCTTGTTTCTAATTATATCATCTTCTGTAAGTTCAGCAATACCAACTCCTTTAACCTCATCAAGACGGTCTAGAAATTCTTCAAGACCTCCCTGTTCTTTTGAAATTAAATCTGTTTGGTCAATATCGCCATTGATGACAGCTTTAGAATCCCAACCAATTCTAGTTATAAACATTTTTAATTGTTCAAACGTAGCATTTTGGGCTTCATCTAATATTATAAAAGAGTTATGAAAGTTTCGCCCTCTCATATATTCCAAAGGTACTACTTCAATTTTGCCTTCTTCTCTATATGACTGAACTCTATTACTATTTAATCTGTATTGCATTTCTTCCAATACAGGGACAAGATAAGGATGTATTTTCTCTTCAAAAGTTCCCGGCAAAAAGCCTAGTCCTCTACCTGACTCAATAACAGGTCTAGTAACAATTATCTTCTCAACTCTTTTATCTAATAAATAATCACAAGCTAATCCAACTGCTACTGCTGTTTTTCCAGTACCTGCTGGGCCTGTACAAAATGTGACATCATTTTCATTTATGATGTTAATATATTTTGTTTGATTTTCCGTTTTAGGCTTTAAAGCCTTCCGTCTTGTAGTATATCCTGACTCATTGTTCTTTTTTCTAGTCATACTACTTACCTGTAGAACCAAACCCTCCATCGCCCCTATTTGTAGAGTCTAGTTCGTTAACCACATGTTGTATAAAGTTTGGGGCTTCTTGTATTAACATTTGTGCGATTCTATCGCCTCTTTCTATATGATACGGTTCTTTTGTTGTATTGTGCAGGCAAACTTTTACTTCACCCCTATATCCAGAGTCTATAACGCCTGCATGTCTATGAACTCCTTTGACTCCCATTGAAGACCTATCCCATATTAGAGCAACATGTTCTTTAGGAATAGCCATAGAAATGCCAGTAGAAACAAGCACGGTAGCTCCAGCAGGTATAGACACTGTCTCAAAAGCGTATAAGTCCCAACCAGCATCATTCATATGTCCTTTGCTTGGAAGCTTAGCAGAGTCGTGCAGAAGTTTAACTTCAAAATACTTGTAATCGTAAGTCACTTTTCTTCCTTCTTTTCGTATTTCCAAATCAAATTGGAAAGAGTGCTTCTAGTAATTTTATTACCAGCTTCTACTTCTTTGTTAAGTCGCTCAGCTAGCCACTTGAGCATCTCATTATCTATTGTAATATTTCTAAGCATTAGAAATCGTCTTCAATATTTCCAACTGCGTATTCAGTGACACGAGTTTCAAAGAAGTTCTTGCATTTCTCTAGGTCGATAATTTCACTTAACCAAGGAAATGGATTTTTGGTATCTTCATAGGGACTTGGTAGATTCAAGTCTTCTAGTCTACGGTTTGCTATATACTGCACATAATCAATAAACATGTCAGAGTTCAGCCCTAAGATACCATTTGGAAGAACATCTCTCGCATAAGCAAGCTCAAGCTCCATGGCTTTATCTATATGCTCTAGAGTTTCTTTTTCAAAAGCTTTAGTCCAAACCTTTGGGTTGTCTTCTCTTATTCTGTTTATGAGAGTAGTTCCAAATTTGATATGCAAACTTTCATCACGAAGCGTGTATTGAATTTGTTCTCCAACCCCCGGCAGCTTATTCTGTCTATTAAAGGAGAGCAGCATTGCAAAACCGGAAAAGAAAAAGATTCCTTCACATATGATGTAGTAGGTAATGATGTTTCTTAGAAACTCTCTCTTGCCTTCTAAAGTGTTGATATTAAAGTCTGGTCTATTAATATCCGTACATATGTTCATTAGGAACTCATCCTTAGACTTGATGCTAGGTATTGAGTTATATGCTTGGTAGACTTCATCAATTTTGAGACCGAGAGAGTCGCAGCAATAAACAACCGTCAAGTTGTGCAAACTTTCTTCGTAAGCCTGTCTAAGTATATATTGGCGACATTCAGGATCAGTTACATACTTAAAGATGCTAAGTAGTAGGTTGTTTGCTACTAGAGATTCTGAGCCAGCAAAGAATCCTAAAGATCTTTTTACCACTAACTTCTCGTCATTAGTTAGTAAATCAGAACGCCACTGTTCAATATCTTTAGCCATTGAAATTTCAGTAGGCATCCAGTTATTAGCCGCACCGTCAATGAATAAATCCCATGCCCATTTATTTGTGTGAGGAAGGATTTGATTAACTACTGCAACTTTGTCCGAAATAATTTCTTTAGTCTTTTTCATTACTGGCAACTTTCACAATCTGGATCATCTAGTGAGCAAGCTTTAACTTGACTTAAGTCTTCTTCAGGAACTTCTTCTTTTACTGTCTGAACTGTAGACTTCTCAAGTCTTGTTGCAGCTTTGCTTCTTAAGTAATACGTTGTTTTTAAACCCTGCTCCCAAGCGTGCATGTACATATCGTTGAGATACTTGAGGCTAGTGCCTTTATTGTACAGGTTAAGAGATTCGCCCATGTCGATCCACTTTTGTCTTTCAGCCGCTGCATCAAGCAAAATGGTTGGTTCAATATCAAATGCAGTCTTGAATTCTCTTTGCAGTTCTTCGTCTAAATTTATTGACATAACATCACCATCAGCCGCCTTAAGAGCTTCTACTAAATCTTTTCCCCATATACCCTTCTTCTTTGCAGCCTCTACAAAATGTTCGTTAATCATTGTAAACTCGCCGCTTAAAGTTGAGTATACAAAAAGGGTTGAATAGTCAGGCTCAATAGATTGAGAGCATCCCTGTATATAAGAAATTGTTGCAGTAGGAGCGATAGCCATGACATTTGAATTTCTCATTCCATATTCAGCTATATGCTCTCTAACTTTGCTCCAGTCCATTGTTTCAAAGTCAGAAGGTTTGTAATGATTATCTTTACCATTCTTTAAGTGTTCTGGATGTCTTTCATTCATCAATCGACAGTAAGTGTCGATAGGCAAGTTGCCATAGCTCCACTCAGAACCCTCGTAAGATTCGTAGTGTCCTCGTTCCTTCGCTAATTTAGAAGAGGTGAGAATAGCATGATAAGAGATGAATTCTTGTATTTTGCCACACAGAATAACAGCATCTTGAGAATTGTAAACAACCCCTAGCTTATGCAATAAGCCATGAGTACCCATAATACCTAGACCAACAGGACGGTTTCTGAGGTTAGACTTAGCCGCTTCTTTAGTTGGGTAAAAGTTAAGGTCGATGACATTATCCAAGCCTCTGATAGCTACCTCTACTGTTTTCTGTAGCTTCTTCCAGTCAATGGTGCGAACCTTAATGTGATTCTCAAGATTGATAGAGGCAAGGTTGCAGACAGCAGTCTCTCCTACCTCAACGACTTCACCATCTTCATAAGTTGTTGGTTTAGTGTGAAGAAGTATTTCCGTACACAAATTAGAAGAATGGACCACGCCTTCATGTTTATTGCTATAACGAATATTAGAAGGGTCTTTGAAAGTAATCCATGGATGTCCTGTCTCGTATAAAGACTTGAGCATCTTCTTCCACAAATCTTTGGCGTTTATAACACGGAAGTTTTTAATACCTCCCTCTTTTGCCATCTTTTTGTACTTGTTATAAACTCTCGTAAACTTTTTACCGTATGTTTCATGCAGGTCAGGGCATTCAGAAGGATCAAACAAATACCAATCTCTGCCCTTCTGAGCTGCCAACATGAACTCATCACAAATCCATAAGGCGGTATTCATGTCATGACAACGACGACGATCATCACCTGTGTTTTTTCTTAGGTCTAAAAAGTCTTCAACATCAAGATGCCATGCTTCTAAATAAGCACAGCCAGCACCCTTGCGCTTGCCGCCCTGATTCACGCCTACAAGCGTATCATTGAATATCTTTAACCAAGGAATTAATCCAGAAGACTGGCCATTTGTACCTTTGATATAAGAACCAGTAGAACGAACAGAACTCCAGTCTACCCCAAGACCTCCAGCATATTTTGATAGTCTGGCCTGACCATGAATCGTACCAAAGATACCATCAATAGAGTCATCGACTGTACTTAGATAACAAGAAGATAATTGTGAGTGACAAGTTCCGCTATTAAAAAGAGTCGGAGTAGATGGTGAATATCTAAACTCAGACATCATATTGTAAATTTCTATAGCTTTTTCTTCTTTGTTCTCTTCGTTCAAGCAAAGACCCATTGCGACACGCATATAGAAAGCTTGAGGAGTCTCCATCCTACGGCCTTCTTTATGAATGAAATAACGATCATATAAGGTCTGGATACCAAGATACTTAAAATTCTTGTCTCTCTCTAAGATCAGATTTTTACTAAGCAAATCGAGATCATAAGAAAGAATCTCTTCACTTAATCTATCTTCTTTTACAAGCGTCTTTATATTTTTTATAAAAGATGACCTATACTCTTCTTCAAAGTCACCGTTTACGCTTTTGCCAAAAACTTCTTTGTAAAGACTAGACAGCAATAGGTTTGTTGCAACGTAAGTATAATTTGGCTCTTGTTCTATTTTAGATCGAGCAGACATGATTAAAGCAGTGTCTATTTCAGATGTAGTTATCTTATTGTATAACTGTAAACTTGCATCTAATACTACTTCACTAACATTGACATCTGATAATCCTTCACAGGCTCTCTCAACACACTTGTTGATTTTATCAAGGTTAATTTGTTCCAGTCTTCCATTACGTTTCTTAACTTTGATGTCTGAAGTCATTTGTGATCCGAGAGATTTTTATATTAAAAAAAGTCCACTGAATGGACTGCTGAAAAAAAATAGAGCGACACCTGTTATACTAAGTGATTTGTTAGAGTAAAAGTAAACACGATAAAACTACTCACTTAGTGCAACATAGGCTTGTTGAGTATGTGTCGCTCTAGCTCTCTTTTGCAAGAAGCTCTTTATAACCCAACAAGTTATTATACACTTAGCGAGCCAATGCCTACTTTTCTTTTATCCAGACCTATAAGATTGTTTGAGTAAGACCTACTTGGGGTAAGCCGCATCTTTGGAATTATACTTCCTCAGACGCAATCGACGACTTTCTTTTAGGCGTTTTTTATCTTTTTTGCTTTTATTTCTTACTGTTTTTCCCATCTCTGTACTCTGGATGAACCCAAGTAATGGAATTATTGTAAGAATAAGCAATCATCTTACGAAAATTGTCACTCTTAGGCAATAGCCAAGCAGTTTGGTTTTCTGAAATTTTTAGTTTTTCCACCTTGTTTTTTTTGGCAAGGTTTAGGTTAATCTTCATTATTCGATTATCTCCAATCCGTGAATAGCGTGTCTCATATCTTTTTCTAATTTTATTTCTGTCTCGAAAGTTTTGGTTTCAATGTCAAAAACTAAAATTCTTGCAGGTGACGATCCGATGAATAATTTTCCCCCACCCATAGCCAAGCCTCGGTTCCAGTTGTTTGAAGCTATCTCATCTACTTGATACTTAACATCAGATGCTCTTGGTATACCAAAGTATTCAAAGTTCTTTCCATCGTAAGAAAGCCCCAGAGAGCTAAATGTAGTAAAGTTTATAGTGAAGAAATCATCATACCCATAGAAGTTGTGGACAAACCCATTTGCTAGTTGTCCAGAAGTTGTTTGAACCATTGGTATCTGACAGACTTCTTCAAAGGTGTTGAAGTCATATAAAGGAGTCAGTAACCCAGAGAATAAAAGCCTATCTTTTGTAGCGAAAATGGAATTGATATGATAAGAATCATTTTGAGATTTTGTTTCTGGATTTATCTCCGTCTTTCCGGTGAGAACTTTATGATTGTCTACATTCTCTCCCAAGATTTCCCAAAAGCCTTTTATATTAAAGTCAAGGTCTAGTTTAACTATGGCGTCGTAGGCTGTAGAGGTTGCCCAAATATGGCCATCAAAAAAAGCTATTTCATGTATACTCTTAAAGTATTCTCTATCCTGAAACGTTCTTTTTATTTCATAAGTGTTTTTATCTAGTTCAATAAAGCCAGCAGAATCAGCCACGAGAATGCGATCAGGAAGAACGCAAATGCCACGAAGACCTCTTTCTCCTCCACGCTCATTATCATTGACAAAATCTCTTTCATAAGGCGCATGATGTAGTATGTCTCCATTTTCTGTGTCTATAACATACAAGCCACCATGTATATCGCCCTGCTTAGCCGCTCTGACGACTGTAGTGCAAATAATCTTCACGATGAAACCTTGTTATAAATTGTTGGAATGGTTTAGATGTACCATTGAACTTAAAAAAGTCATAGTCTATTTTGTAGTCTTGTAGGTATCTTTCATTTATACCAAAATCGCCTGTTCCATAATCAAATGGTTTAGGGTCTGAAATTTTTTCAGCTATATTAGTTATTAATACGTTGTACTCTAAGCAAGCCATATAAGGAGGTATCAGAGAGCCAAATGCTCCAACATACAAATTGTCTTGCAGTTTCTTCTCAAAGCTTTCAAAAGAATTAATTTCTGTTTGCTCAAGTACAAACTTAGCTAATTTAGTTGTATGGATATGTCCATGAGAAGAAAAAGGTATTGCAAAGTTTGTAAACGGCTTTAAGTCAGAAGCGTTCCAGAACAAAAACTTATCAAATAGAAACTCTCCAGTTCTAGGCTTATCAATAAAATAATCCTTTGCAGAATAAGGATTCTGAATAATAGTATTGTTCCCAAGCCTAAGTGACAGGGCTGTAACAGGCTTCTCTCTAAATAGGTTAATTATCTCCCTGTAAGAAGGAGGGTTTGAGAAGAGTATGTCTTCATCAGACAAGAAGCATGTTAAATCTCTATCTTCGTTCAATATATTCAGGATGTCTAAGCTTATATTTTCTTCAGTTCTTTCGTGCCATCTGACTGGAAAATTGACATCTCTTTTTGTGTGATAAAATGTTTCCTCTTTTAATTTTTCATAACCTTGATTAAATACACCGTTTGATGCTTCATATATAACTTTTATGTCAAAAAGATTCGATGTGTTTCTTCTTATAGATTTGAGAAGAAGTTCTAATTGGCAAGCCTTGTCTTTTGAAAATATGATTGCATTTATCATAGTATGGAAAGAGTATCTTCTGGAATATAGTCTGAATTTAGTTGCGCTGCTTTATACCATTGAGCCATAGAATTGAGACCGCGATCTAAATCAACTCTTGGAGTCCAGCCAAGTTCTTCTTTTATTAGAGATGAGTCTAAACAAGATTTTTTTAGAACATCAATTTCGGATTCTTGCCATTCTATTGGAACTTTTATATTAAAAGCCTCTTTGACTTTAAGATGTAAATTTTTTATAGTTATTTCATTTCCGTCCGACACGTTATAGGTGTTTGGTTTGTCTGCAAACATGATTGCATGATATATAGAACTCAAAGCATCAGATAGGTACAGAAAGTCTCTAGAACACTCGCTGTCACCTTCTACTTTTAATGGGTAGTCATATTTTTCAGATGCTTTTAGATTGGTTATTACTGACTCAATAACTTTGCCTCTTTTAATATTAAAGCCTGATCCGGGACCATATACTTCTGGGAATATAAGGTTGACCCCTACAAACTCTGGAAATTGTGTGCTAAAAGCCATATTCATTTCCATTAGAGTCTTTGCAGTGTTACCATAATATCTCTTGGTCCAATGGGGAGCGCCTTCCCATAAGTCTTCCTCTTTATATGGAACTTTTGCAAACTCTGGATAACAAGAGGACTCCCAAGCTGTGATAAACTTTTTGCATCCAGAAATTCTAGCTTCTTCCATGACTTTGGATGTAACTAATATATTTTCATACATTAAAGCTGCTGGATATTCCATACAAAGCTCCTGAGTAGGAAGCCTTGTAGCTAAATGTATTACTATTTCAGGATCTGTAGAAAAAGCCCAGCCGAGAACAGAGTCCAAGCCCAAGTCTATACCGTCACTGTTCCCTGCTAATACCTGAACATCTGTAAAACCTTGATCTGCAAGATATTGACCAAGAGCCAAACCTATCCAACCTTGACCGCCAGTTATCAAAACTGTAGAGTTTTTATTCATTGAAATTTTCTAAAAATTCTATTACTTCTTCAGCATCCATATTGTTGGCACGTTTTTTAATGTTATGATCTTCATCCATTATGACAACGGTTGGATACTTTTCTATTTCAAACTCGTCTACTAAATGTCTATTTTGAGGTCTACTGCAAATGACATACGCAGGTTTTGAGTTATGAAATTGACTAACTGCTTGGCGAACCCTTTCATCAGTCCAAACATATTTTTTCATGTTTGCACAATGAGGACACCATTCAGCCATGAAAACTACTACTTGATGATTCTCTTTCATTTTTTTAACCTAAAAAACTTAAAGTACCTCTTACATCCATAGTGCTAGCTGCTTTTTTAGGAATCCCTTCTTTGTCTACAATGTATATTGTAGGAACTGCCTGAACTCTATAGGCAATAGCCATTTCTCTATGTTCTGGATCATCTATATCTAGAAAAGTAACAGAATCGAAATCTTCCAAGCTTTGCTTTACACTAGGATCATTCCAAACCATAGACTTCATCATCCTACAAGGACCGCACCATTTAGCAGAAAAAATTAATAGATGTCTTTCTTCATTAGTCATATTATAACCCCAAAAAAAATAGCAGCTCGCCTATAGTATTATAGACGAACTGCTAAATGTTTGCATACAGTTCTATGCAGATTCTGTTTCAGATGTAACCCGTAGAGAGTCACCAAGAATCCAAGCCACAGCTAATGCTACAATTCGGTTAGTTGTTTCTGGGTCTAATCCAAGTGTTTCCTGAGCGGCTACTACAACCACACCACCAATAGCAGTCCAGAAACGACGACTTTTGAATAAGGCTTTGACCTTTTCCATAGTTCTTTTCCTTAATATAAAAAATTAAAAGAAGCCTTTAATCTTCTCTAAAATGCCTGCTCCGCCACCAAAGCTAAACCCGCCTTTGAAAATGACTAAGTAGGCTACTATCGCAGCTGCTATGATTAAAAACAGCCACTTCCTTTTGGCTGCAACAGCATAGATTTTTTCTTTTACAGCATTGATTTTTTCAAGTCTGTAGTCTCTTTTACTTTCTTTCTTTTCTTCTCTATCGTCTTTTTTGTCAGACTTAATCTGATGTTTTTGACGACGCTTTTCTAAGATAGATTGTAGTCTATTATTATTTGCCATGTTACCACATTTTACAAGACCAATATCTTGCCTTCCATTTAGGGCCGGGGTTATCGCAATTATGTCTTGCCCTAAAACTCTTGCGTCTTTCAGGATCACTCTTCTTAATTTTCATGTTGGGATCGCCAAAGTTGACTTTAACAACATTGCCTTTTTCATTCTTTACATAAACAGAACGTTTCTTTGGTCCATCTGGAGTTAGGAAAGGTTTATTAAGAGTAACCTTTCTTCCTTGATACTCAGCGGCTTCAGCTTTTTCTGCTACACCTCTGTACACTAGCATTACTCCATCTTTTTTATAAGTGCCTCTTCTTGAATATATAAATATTTCTCCCGTTCTTGGGTTTTCATATTTATAGTCTGCTTCAGCTTGTTCTGCTGTTGTTTTTTCGCAAGAGCCGGGTTCTCCTTTTTTTGTATTGGGAACTCTTTGATAACCTTCCCAACAGGCTCCCGTCTTTGGATCACTCATAGTAGGATCATTATTAGCTTTACTTGATCCAATTTTTCTGCAAGATCCGGGTTCACCTTTTTTAGTGTTAGGTACTCTTTCATACCCTTCCCAGCACGCACCAGTCTTGGCATCACTAGTGGTAGCGTCTTGTGCATATTGTTTTAAAGCGTCTATATATTTTTTCATTTCTTTTTACCCCATCCCTCAAGGATGAATCTTAGGGAATTTCTACCTAGTATATTAGTTATTGTTGTGTTTGAATATTTATCCTCATTTATACCGCTTCTGAAAGATGATAGATACCTAGTGAATCTTGGGAGTTCTGAAATATCCGTTATCTCATCTGGAGGATCGGTAAATCCGTCAAAGTCAGTTCCTATAGCTAGAACTTGGTCTCCTGCTATATTAATTATATGATCTATTGTTCTTTCCAAATGCTTGAGTCCAAGACCAGAATCTATAGGACTCAACCAATAGTTCATAAATATGATTCCCATTAGACAGTTGTGATCTGCCAGCCATTTTATTTCCCAGTCTTCCAAGTTCAATGGGTCTGGATTAACAGAAAAAGCCCCAATGTGACTTGCGATTACTTTTGATGAATCATTTCCTACTATATCATACACCTCAGAACGAGCTTTAGGCGTGCAATGGGTGATGTCTATTATCATACCCATATCTTTCATGGCTTCCACCACTTTTTTACCGATAGATGTAAGCCCTTTGTTCATATCCCAACCCGCCATTAACTGCTTCCAGTTACTTTTTTTGATTCCGTACTCTGGATAAGGAAATACTGGAGACACTAAATGGTTTGGATAAAAGTGAGCAAGAGTAAGATAAGCCACACCTCTATCATAAAAATGTTCAAGGTTTTTCAGCAATTCGTTTTCAACGAGTGGCTTTAAAGCAGTGGATTCTTCTACTCTTTTCTTTGCCAATTCTCCGTTAAGTGAGTGACCTCCTTCAACAGAATGAATCATGGCTATGTCACTATTCACAATGGCATCTTCTAGTTCTTTGATGTTTTTTACAAACTTAAATTTGTTGTCAGAAAAAGAAATATCACTGTACAATTCTACTTCTTTTTCCATACGATCCATCATCGCATTAGTTGCGTCAAAGTAAGTTGGCTGAAAGACTCTTTTGTTTACTGATGGATACAGCCATTTCAAAAACTTAATTAGTTTTTGATCGTCTACCCATTCTATTTCAGGTATATAAGAAGTTGAAAGAACTACGTTTAACCCTCCCTCTTCCATCTTTGGTAAAGTGTTTCTTTCACTCAAAGGCCAGAAAGACCTTTTGAATAATCTAGTCAAGAACCTAGAATCTTTACCGTCAAGAGAACGGTCGAACAAGAAATTTTTAAGTGTGCCGTGATTGTGCCAATCGAATACGATGGCTTGATCGTGAATGTCTTGCCAGTTCATCTAAATAACCCCTGAAGCCAACGGGTAAACGTATACAGCAGGCTCTTCAATTTCTTTATAATATTCTGGAAATGGACTCATTTCAAGGTTGACTCCAGTTACGCTTTGAACACTAAACGACTCAAGAATCACTGTATTGGATTCTATAGCTGTAGAATGAAAATTATCTGTCACTGCTTGAACTGTGGTGTAAATTTTTGCATAGGTATCAATTAATGATCCTTCTACATCCCATGCCGGAATAACGAATTCTAGTTCATTAACCCAAGGTTCTACTTCTCTTTCAAAAAGAAGGTCATTCCAAGGTTCACCCGTGTCTTCATTAGTAAGTACTCTGTAAGCACTAACTATTTGTTTTGTAATACTTGGGTCAGGGGAAGTTATCCACCGAACCTTTAGTTCTGGGTATTTCATTTTCTATGCTCCATAAACTCATGTCTGAATTGTTTTTTTATTAGTTTGAGATTTCTGCGTTCAACGTCGTAGTCTGTGTGGCTCGTCTTTATGCTATTACATATAACTCGTAAATAGGTATCGCTATTCATATCGTAGAAAGTAAAATGCCATTTTCCATTGATAAGATTCCATCTTAAGTTTTGCTTGTTGCTCCACCCCTCTTTTAATACAACGTAATCTCTTATAACAAAATCAGAAGTCATTTTGTATTCATCAGTCAGTTTGCCTTCTTTATTTCTAACTGGTAATAAAACGTCATACCTAAAAGACCAGAAAATGGCCTGCTTCATATAGCAGACCACTCTCTCATCTATCTCGTCGTATCTGTATACATGATTAATTTCTACATAGTCACAGTATTCAACTATTTCTACTTCGTAATTATCAGGCGCAGACAGGACAGGCGCAACTATCATCACAGATGCAATCACCGCCATCAATATGGCACTCACAAGCCTCTTCACAATCTTCACAACTTTCTGGAATGTTTACTTCAATCGGATCAGATCCGGGTACATCTATAATAATTCCATCAAGTCCTCCGTTTTGCCATACAGCAAATACTAGAGCCATGATTATTGACAGTATTGCCATAATTCCTTTTTTACTTTTAATTGCTTCTTTCATTTTATTTCTCCATAAAATAGGGGGTAAGGAGTAATTACCCCATACCCCCATTAATTACTAGCTAACTAGTCTAACTTTTTATCAATTCTATCTAGAATATCTGCGATCCTCTTCTGGTCTGTCACCATCTTAGTCATTACTCTTTGCATGTCGCGCTGAATTTCAGCCCAACTGCGAGGAACATAAACTAGTGGTGTTCCATCAGTGTCACATCGTTCGTGTAATTCATGTAGTCCTTGTAACCAATTTCTTTCTTCTAAGCTCAAACAAGAGTCTTTGGAAGATTTTTTTGAAATCAACATCTCTATTACCTTTAGCAATCCCATCGTTATAGCAATTACAGCGGCTAGCGCTGGCATTTCTGAACCCATGATTCACCTCAATTCTAAATTGATAGGACATTAACCTCCAGTTAGTGCGCTGTAATCCATCAAGTTTTCACTTCCACTACCATCGCCGCTTATGCTAGCTCCAGTGTAGGAAACGAAGTTCTGAAGAATAACAAATTCACCGCCTCTAGGAGCAGCACCAAAACCGACAGCCGCAGCATGGTCACTAGCAAGCGCTCGGCTAGTTCCCCAACCAGAGATACCTGCCTTAGCAGTGTTATCATCTTGTCGAAGTCCAGCATCGCCACCAGCAGTTCCGCCATGGAACTGAGCAGACGTTGGGTCTCTGTAGAGATTGAAAATTTGTCCAGAAAGCAAACCCTTACCTCGGTAAGCAGTCTTGACATGGATATTACCAGTCCTGCGACTACTAGTATCTGAAGCACCACTTAAGATTGGGTTAAGTGAAAGACCAGAAATCTTGTTCACTACACCGCCTCTAATAACGAAGCCTGTGTCTGTGGATGAACGAGTTGCTGGCCCACTGTAAGCCAAAGTTCCACTAGAATTACCTTTAGCAATTCCGGGTACATAGGAGCTACCAGTTCGAGCAGTAACTTTAGCACCAGAGGCTCTAGAGCCTGAATTAGTGTCAATAAGAGACTTAGCTGCGAACTTAGATCCAGAAATAGTACCACCATTTGCAACAGTACCCTTGTCGTTTTGCTCAACAATTGCACCACCAGTAAAATCAACAACAGTTACGTTAGCTAATCCACTAGTAATCCCTGCTCCACTCCAAAGGCCAGTGCCTCCATTACCATGCGGACCTTCTGTAGGCTGAACCAATGTAAGACCACCAGATCCATCATCAGTAACAGTAATAGACTCGTTATGACCATTTGCATGATCCATACAAGCCTTCAAAGAAGTAGCTGCGGCAGCTGCCGTGCTAGCTCTATTGAAAAAACCATCAGCTAACGTTTGAGAACCTTTAGCCGTGTAGGTCTTGGAAGTACCTTGTGAATCTACGATGACGATTGTCTCATCAGCCGCAGGTACACCAGAAAAAGTAATAGTTGCAGACGCTTTCGTGCCTGAAGTAACAAAGTTTGTGTGTAGAGTAGTAGTCATATTAAAAACCTTTCTTAATGACTATTGTCTACGGTTTCCTTTAGTTCCTATAATAAGAGTCCAATCCTACAGTATTATACACCATTAGATGATGTCTTCTGTAGCTTTGGAAGAAATAAGCCTGAGAGCATATACGTCTAGGTCTTCAAACATTTTTACATGTTCTTTGTTAAAAGCCCTGACACAGGGTGTAACCTGAACACCTGTTTTGCTCTGTATTTCATAGGAAATGATGGCATTATCAGACAAATCATCGGCCACAAACCCAGTAGAATTGATTACATTGTAGACGTTTGCGTTGTATAAAAGATCGCACATCAACAGTACGGTTTTAACAGGAAACAAGCGATATTCCATAATAACCCTAAGCTCTATACCGTGTTGATTGCAGACAGTTTGACAAGTCTTCAAGTCTTCCCGTATTTTCCTCCAGTTCTCTTCCTTAATAAAACTATTATTCAAAACTAGGTCAATGTAAGAAGCTCCTTGTCTGATAGCAAGGATTATTTCGTGGACTCTAACAGATGTTCCACTAAGACCGTAAGGGAAATCAATAGCTACAGAAAACTTTTGATCGTTTGTGAATTCAGTAAGACGGCTCATGAAGCCAGAGGGTATAGCTACGCAGTCAACTCTTTTTTGAGCTGATGTAAAAACGACAGACAACAAATCTTTGAATGTTGAATCATGATTATAAAATGCTAACTCGGTAAACATAGTTGTTTCAATTTATCCACTGCGTCTATTATTCTTCTTCTTGCTGTCTCTCTACCATATCCATTTTCTTTTCCTATTTCTTTTGTCGTTTTTGATTCATAGAATCTTTTGAAAATTATCTTTTGAGATTCTTCGTCCAGTTTTTCGATAAGCTCCAAAAATTCAACTTCGTCTAAGTCTTTTTCAAACCCAGAGATGTCTGATATTAAGGAGGAGGCATATTCGTTTCTTGGTATCCTTCTAGCTTTGTTTATTTCGTAGAGTTGTTTTTGACATTCCCAAAACAATCTATTGCATAAAAAAGACGTAAACTTACAGTTACCTTTAGAAGGATCATACTTTTCTATTGAGTGCCACAATGCGATTAGCTTGCATCGCTCAAGCTCTTCGTAGGGAATAATATCAATGTACTTTGAACATATTTTGTTCATAACATTAATGTTATCCCTGTTTGCTTGAGCTTTTTTTATCTCTTCGCTTGTGACCTTCTTCATCTATTTCCTTTTCCCAAGAGTAATCCCAAATCTCATCTATGATTTTTCTTTTCTTTGCTTCCTTTGGACAAAGCCAAAGTCCGTGTTGTATTTCTTCTACAAATTTACTAATAGAAGCTTTTGTTCTTTTTTTGCAATTTTTTGCAACTTTATTAATTATATCTGCATACTTGTAATCAGTAAAAGCCGTATATGCTTTTTGATTCGCTACATAATCCATGTCCAAATCAAACAAAATTGGATGCAACATTATTGTTGAGTTTTCTGTTGCATATTTTTTTGATCCAAAAGTCAATATGTATGCAGCAGCTGAGTATGC